CGTCATTCATGCCAAGTTTCGTGATCTGTACAAGTGCTGTGACTTCGGCAAGAATGTCTGGTTCCGTTGGGTCGGACATGTTTGGCGCGAGACTGATCGTGGCGTAGATCTTCAGCTCAAGCTTTCCAAGCAGATTGCCAAGGTCTTCTTCGACAAGATGGACGAAAAAATGAAGGAGATGAAGGATCGTGGACTTGCTGAGTGTTCTTCCGAGGGCAAGATGGATTGTGGGTTCTGCGAGTACTGTCAGGTGGAGAAGCAACGTTCAGGTCTCAACACGATGTATCTCAAGCTTAAGACGACTCGGTTCAAGGACAATGTGATGCGCGAGTGTCGCGAGCTGTTCTTCGACGAGGAGTTCACGAAGAAGCTGGATTCCAATAAGGATCTGATTGCTTTCAATAACGGCGTTCTGGATCTGACGAACTTCGAGTTCCGCGACGGTAAGCCCGAAGATTACATATCGTTCTCTACTGGTATTGATTACGATCCGGCTCGTAATTATTACGATTACGAAACGTGGCCAGCGGTAGAAACGTTCATAAAACAGGTACTTCCAGACAAAGTTGTGCGCGAATACTTCCTGAAGCATCTAGCTACCAACATTGTGGGTGGCAATACTGCCCAGAAGTTCCATATCCTGACAGGATCTGGCTCGAACGGCAAGTCGATGATCATGAACTTGACGTCTACGGCTCTGGGCGATTATGCGTGCACTGTCCCGATCTCGCTGTTCACTCAGAAGCGCAAGGGATCGGGCAATGCAGCACCGGAAGTCATTCGGCTGAAGGGCAGGCGCTTCGTAACGATGCAGGAGCCTGACGAGTCTATTGCCCTGAATACGGGTTTGATGAAAGAAATTACGTCGGGCGAAAAAATGTACGCTCGCGACCTATTCAAGTCCGGTACGGAATTCGAAGTTCAGGCGAAGTTTCACTTGGCGTGTAACGATAAGCCAAAAATCAATACGACAGACGGCGGTACTTGGCGACGACTGGTGGTCATTAACTTCCTGTCGAAGTTCGTGCCGAATCCGGTAGCAAACAACGAGTTCCCGATGGACGAGAGTATTCAGTTTGCGGTACAGTCCAAGGAGTGGGCAACACCGTTCCTGAACTATCTGGTTTGGGTATTGAAAGACGGCAAGGGTCTGCGCAAACTACCTGCGCCTCAGGCTGTTCTGCAATATACTTCAGAGTACCGCGACGAGAATGACGGTATCTCTCGGTTCATGAACGAGAAGCTCATGGCGTTCCAGGAAGGCGATCAAGTGCAGCCTGTTGATAAGACGACACTCAAACGTGTGTTTAAGCAGTGGTTGGTTGATAATGATCTGAAGCTGTCTCCGGCAGATATGGAGAAGCGAGTTGAAACCACCTACGGAAAGTGGATGAAGGGAGGATGGACAACTTTCCGAATTGAAGGCTAAAAAGTACTCTAATTAGAGACCGTAATTAAGGATTCTAATGCTTGCGCGACTTTTTAGCTTTACGAACACGGCGGGTCGTCTTACGAGTTGAGCGGCGCTTTCCTCCACGAGTCTTACGACGACGTCCGCCAGTTGCCGTGTAACCTGGCGTCTCTGGCGCAACGCCAGGAGGAGTCAGGTCGTCCTTCTTCAAACCTACGGCCTTTGATGCGGAATCAAACGCGCCTGATACTGCATCAGTGAGTCCGCTAAACATTCCCTTCTGTTCCTGAGGTGGTGCTGGAGCGGCCATTTACTTTAGGTTAAGAATTTACCGGCGGCCGCCAGAGATGGGTGAGTACGTGCGGATGTACGGTAGCGTCAGGTAGACAACGACGATGGCGATCGCGAAGTTGACCGTGGCGCTGAGGGCATCGCCAAGCGCGAGCTTGACGGGGCCAACCTGGACTGACCACTTCTCTAGACCGGCCTGGGCGCCGGGGAATAGGCCGCCGACGACTGGGGCAACGAGGTCACGGGAGATCGCCGTGAAAAACTGGCTCACCGCCGAGCCGAGGAAAATCGCAACAGCGAAGGTCATAACAGTCATTTCGCTCATTTTTATAATTCAGTGTAGATTCTTTTTGCGGTAAAGAGTAGTTATGGGCTACAATACATTGTATTGGGGTCCGAGTGGCTGGCAATTATTCCACTTAATAGCCTTCTTGAGTCCGAATCCGCAACAGATCCTGCTGGAGATGAAAGAGATCCTGCCGTGCAAATTCTGCCGCGCATCCACGAAGGATTTCGTGGCACAGCACCCCTTGAAGGGTGACGCAGGGAAGTGGCTGTACGAGATTCACAACATGGTGAACCATAAGTTGAGGTCGCAGTGTGCAGACAATCCCGAAGTCCAAAATCCAGGACCTAACCCGTCGTTCGAGGAAGTGAAAGCAAGGTATCTTGCTATGAAACCTACCCAAGTTCCTGGACGCGATTTCTTATTCACCGTGGCAGCCAATTACCCCGAAGATCCGGCGCCAGAAGATATGGCTCGACAGCGCGAGTTCATTGAGAATTTGGCCGATGTGTACCCGTTCGAATCGCTGAGAAAAACGTTCAAATCATACCTAGTATCTCATCGTCCAGTAGGGCTGGACAGTAAGAAACAGTATCAGAAGTGGATGTATGGGTTATTATCTGCTCTTTCCCGAACTGCTAAATCAGACCTCCCAACGTACCGTGGGTTCGTGGCCCGAGTAAACTTTCACGCGAGCGGATGTGATAAAGCGTCTTACCGCGGAGTCACGTGCCGTCGGACCAAGCAAGGATTCAGAACTAAAAATCGGGATAAACTGAGGACGCATCGTGTAGTGGTAAAGAGTTTACTTTGATTTTGACGTTAGAGCTTCAACAGCTCGAACATGTTTCTTGCCGAACGGTTCACCCTTCTTCTCCTTCTTAGTCTTCTTTGATTCACGACGAGTTTTTGGTTCATCCATTCTTGGTTTGAAATGTGTTTAATTTTATTATTTGATTTCGTTTTTTATGACAATGGAACTTTGGTATTCTCTTGTCATAGGAAGTGTGATTTTTGCTTACATTCATCTTTTCAATTATAATGCCAAGACGTATCTTGAATCCCAGTCTGGGGGCTCAAAATACACCCACCGGGAGTCGAACCCGGGTCACAACATTGGAAGTGTCGCATTCTACCGCTGAACTATAGGTGTGGTTGCGAGATGCCGGAATCGAACCGGCTCTGTCTAAAAACGGGGGCTCTTAAGGCCCCTGGAATCCCATTATCCGAATCTCGCGATTGTACTAGTTAGTAATTGTTTAAACTTGTTTATTCAATAGTCTACGCCGTTCATTATACATACGCAATCCGGCACTTATTTTTGCCTTTGTTTCTTCCGTAGGTGGTCTCTTACCTGATCCAACCCGGCCTTCTTCCTTTGCTTTTTTCCATTTATCAGAGTTTATAGTTCTTTGTCTTGCTAATTCTTTTGTACCTTCTTTTTTGTAGAAAGATTTAACTCTGTTTGAATTAGCTTTCCTGTTTTCTGGGTCTTTAAAATATTGACTTATGCGAATTCTTATTAATTCTTTTGTTTCGTCCGAATGTTTCTTACCAATAAAGCCACCTCCTTCTCCTCCCTTTGTTATATTATAGCCATTCGGAGTTATCGTATTAAACTTCTTGATATATTCCCTTTCGTAATAAGACGCGTCCTCATCGAAGCATATTATTAATACTTCAAACCTGAAGTTATTAATACCGTGTTTATTTACAGCATCCCGTAATGCTGGACATCCTATGTTATTCGATATATTCCGTTGATGTTCTTTCCAACGAGTATATGGACACTTTTCTAGAGTTTTACCAATATACATTTTACCGGTAATTGTGTTTAGTATCCGGTAAATAGCCCCCATAGTTATGAGAAACACCCTAATATACACTAAATATTTCCATTTTTTAGAGCTTAAATCGTTTCTTGTAATCGGCAATTGAGGCACGCAGAGTCGGTTTATTCCACAGAACCCATTTGGCAAGAGCACCAGGCGTATCGGGTTTCTGCCAACTCTCACCCATTCCCGAATGACGTTTCAGGTATCGTAACTTACGTGTCTTATCTCGGTGCTTGGTGTAATCAGACATACCTTTGGCACCAAATGGTACAACTTTCTGGTGGCCGTCAGGGTAGATAAAGGTTGCATCCAACTTCTTTTCAGCCTTGTGCGAAGGCTTAATAGATTTCAAACGTAAACGCCGAGTTTTCCCTGCCATTATTCTTTCAACCGAAATTGTAATGGAAGACTGGTATTCAGCTATTCGAATCTTGCGCGAGGAAAGTGATGATCCTTCCCTCGTAAAAGATTTTTGCTATCGTATTTTCCAGGACTTGAAACGAATCAAAATCAAAGACCGCAAGAAGTTCGCTCAGCGTCTAGGACCGGATTTTGAGGGATGGACGGACTTACTTGAACTTGATTTTCCGAAACCGTTAGTTCGCGAGATCTTACACGATGACGATTTCTGGAAACTTACCCTAAAAGTTTCCAAGTTTTAGTGACTGCATACTGGGCAGACATGTAACTTGGTTCCACATGTCGGGCAAGTGAATTTGGGTTCAGGTGTTAGTTCGGGTGCAGGTGCTGGGGCCGGTGCTGGTTCAGGTGCTGGCGCAGGTGCCGGTTCGGGAGCTGGGGCTGGGGCTGGAGCAGGTACTGGTTCGGGAGCAGGTGTCTCTTTAGCTTTAACAAGAGCAGCTGAAACCTGTATTTTAGCAGGAGGAGGTGCCTTGATGGCAATTTTCTGACCGAACGGATGAAACTTATCGGCCATTTGCCTTGTCTGGATATTTTATCTGAAAAATGGAACAGTCTAAAGACAATACTCTACTTACTACAAGAATGGGGGACGTTATCATCGGTGTCCAGTTTGGAATTGCAAACCCCGATGAAATCGCCAAGCGCAGTGTAGTCCAGGTGATTACCGACAAGACATATCAGGCAAGTCAGCCAGTACCCGGAGGCGTGTTTGACTCGCGTTTCGGTGTGATTGAAAATGGCAAGATTTGCCCGACCTGTAAGCAGAATAATATCCTGTGTCCCGGTCATTTCGGGCACATTACACTGGCTCGTCCAGTCTACCTCTACCAGTTCATTGATCCGATCATGAAGGTTCTGCAGGTAGTATGTCTGAACTGCTCGAATCCTTATCTACCAGATGAGGAGCTCGAAGCATTCGGCAAACTCAAGGGCATGGACCGGTTCAACTCGATTCGCGAGCGAACGGCAGATTACAAGAAGTCGGATCTCAAGGAAACGTCGGCATGTACTCATTGCGGCTCACCAGCTATCGCCAAGATCTCCAAGAAGGAGGGAACAGTAGCTAAGCTGGAGGCCAAGACGTACGATGATACTGCCGAGCCGATTCCTCTACACCCAGAAATGGTTCTTCGTACGTTTCAGCGCATTACGGCCAAGCACGTAGATCTCATTGGATTCAATTCCAAGTTCAGTCGTCCAGACTGGATGATCTGTACGGTTCTCGCTGTACCGCCGCTGACGGTACGCCCATCAGTCATCATGGATGATAACCAGCGTATGGAAGATGATCTGACACACGTTCTCATTAACATTGTGCGCAATAACCAGCGTCTGCAGGATAAGATCGATAAGGGTGATTCAGCAGAGATGATTGATAAGTATACCGATCTTCTACAGTTTGACGTAGCGTCTTACGTTGATAATGATATCAAGGGTCTACCTCCTGCACAGCAGCGATCTGGTCGCCCCCTGAAAACTCTGAAGTCTCGTCTGGGCGCCAAGACTGGTCGTGTTCGTGGTAACCTTATGGGTAAGCGCGTCGACTTCTCTGCTCGTTCGGTCATTACGCCCGATGCCAACATTGATGTAGATGAGCTAGGTGTACCTGAGGAAATTGCACGGAACTTGACGTTTCCTGAGATCGTGACGGCATACAACCGCGATCGTCTGATGACGTATGTTCGTAACGGTCCTTCGCGGTACCCTGGCGCCAAGTCGGTGTACATCAAGCACGATAACCGGCCAATTAACTTGAAGTTCATTAACCCGGAAACGGTTGATCTAAAGCCCGGAGATATTGTGCATCGTCATCTGATTGATGGTGATGTCGTGCTCTTTAACCGTCAGCCTTCGCTACACAAGGCTTCAATGGAGTGCCATCGCGTGCGTGTGCTACCCTTCTCTACCTTCCGTCTCAACGTTAGTGCCACCAAGCCTTACAATGCTGATTTTGATGGTGATGAGATGAACATGCACGTGCCGCAGAGCATTGCTTCGGCCACCGAGCTGAAGTATCTCGCAACGGTACTTCGCCAGATCATTTCACCGCGTACTAGCTCGCCAATTATCCAGATTATTCAGGATACTCTTACGGGTTCATACCGTGTATCGCAGGATACTGTGGAAGTGCCGGAGCATATTGCGATGAATATCATGGCTCGTATGAAAAAGCCTCTGTCATCGTACCGCCGCAAGGATCGGATGATTACCGGCAAGGAGATGATGTCTACGACATTCCCTTTGATGAATCTATCTGGTCAAGCGACAGTTGTGGACGGTGTGCTGACCAAGGGTATTATGGGTAAGGGAGCATACGGTGCCGCGTCGGCAGGTGCTATTCACGTCATCTTCAACGATTTCGGTCCTCAGCGTGCCGGCCAGTTCATTAACGATATCCAGAACATTGTCACAAAGTACAATTTGTTCTCTGGTTTCTCGGTAGGTCCTTCGGATCTTATCGTCAACGCTGAGACAGACGAGTTCGTGAAGAAGACGATTGCTGATTGCAAGCAGAAGGTTGCGGATATCATGTCTTCCGTCCATTCGGGGACGTTCACGAACGCCGATGGTCGTGATAACGGTGAGGAGTTGGAGAACCGTATCGTAAAGGTTATTGGCGAGACGACTGGAACTGTTTATGCTCGCGTGATGTCCACGCTTGATAAAGATAACCGAATGTCGCAGATGGTAAAGTCTGGCGCCAAGGGTTCTGATTTGAATATTGGTCAGATGATGGCACTTCTGTCTCAGCAGAACGTAGCTGGTAAGCGTATTCAGTATACGTTACAAGATCGTACCCTGCCTCATTTCAGCAGGTATGATGATGGTCTGGAATCCCGTGGGTTCGTAGAGTCTAGCTTTATTGGCGGTGTCCGACCTGCAGAGTTCTTCTTCCACGCTATGGGTGGCCGCGAAGGTCTCATTGATACAGCCGTCAAGACGTCAGATTCAGGTTATATCCAGCGCCGACTCGTGAAGACTATGGAAGATATTCACGTAGAGTATGACGGAACGGTACGTAACGTGAACGGCGCCATCGTCCAGTTTCATTACGGCGGTGATGGGATTGATGCTACGTGCGTAGAGAAGCAGGAGTGCCTGCTTGCTCAGATGACGCTGGAACAGATCTTCCGCGACTTCGCGATTTCCGCTGACGATATTCGGGCTGTCGTGAAGGGTGATGTCCAGGAGTTCCACGATATGGTCGATCAGATCATCGAGGATCGCGATATGCTTGTGCGTAACGTGTTCCGGTACAAGCGTGGAGATACGGTAGTTACGCCAGTCCATTTCGGTCGTATCGTGGACAAGTACCAGAACAACTATTCAGTCAAGACTGATCTGACGCCAGTGTATGTCGTAGACGAACTCACCAAGTTCTGCTCTGAGTCATGGATCTCGCACAACAAGGTGTTCCATATCATGCTCCGCTTCCACTTTGCCCCCAAGAAGTCTATTCTCAAGATGCGACTCACAAAGGCACTGTTTGACGAGATGCTGAAGGACATTCATTTCCGGTACATGAAGTCCCGCGTCCATCCTGGCGAGATGGTAGGTACTCTAGCAGCCCAGTCGGTAGGTGAGCCAACAACTCAGCTCACTTTGAATACTTTCCACTCTGCAGGTACTGCGAATGCGAACGCTACGGCAGGAGTTCCTCGTATTATGGAGCTTCTTGGCGCATCTCAGAATCCCAAGACTCCGGTGAACACTATTTATCTCGACGCATCTATTGCTGGATCACAGGATTCGGCGCTGATGAAGAAGCGCGAGATTCAGAAGACGACTCTGCGCGATATCACGAAGTCAGTGCGCATCTACTATGATCCCAACCCGCTGTCCGACAACACGGCAGTGCAGGAAGATCGCGATATTCTGCAGTCGTACCAGAAGTTCTCGGTAACGAACGGTCAGTTGTGTACATCTCCTTGGGTCGTACGCCTGGAGTTTGATAATATGGAGATGGTTTCGCGTAACGTTATTGATATGACGATGATCGCAGCAAAGATCCAGAATAACCGTGTCCTGAAAGTATTTGACTGCATTCATTCAGATACGAATGCCCCAGGTAAGCTGGTGATGCGTATCGTGTTTGCCGGAGATGTGGTGAAGAACGTTCTGGCTCTGCGATTCATTGAGGAGAAGTTGCTAGATACGGTTCTGCGTGGAATTGACGGTATTGGGCGCGTATACCCTCGTGAAGTCAAGGACGAGCTGACTTGGGACGAGAAGACTGGTGGGTACTCTGCGACTGCCCAGTGGGTACTGGATGTAGAAGGCACGAATCTATTGGATCTGTCTACCGTTTCAGGAGTTGATCCTTACCGTTCGTTCTCCAACGATATCCACGAGATCAAGAATGTGTTTGGAATTGAGGCGGCACGTATTGCTCTGTTCCGCGAGTTCACCGAAGTCTTTACGCGTGAGCCAGTTAACTACCATCATCTGATTACGCTGGTAGATGCCATGACGTACCCTGGATTCTTCCTGAAGGCTGATCGTACGGGCATGACGCGTAATACGGAGAACGGTGTCTTGGCGAAGTCCTCGTTCGAGGAGACGGCCAAGCATCTATTCAATGCTGCGCTGATGGGTGAGACGGACAATATGCGCGGTGTTTCAGCCAATATCATGTTTGGGCAGAAGCCACCTTGCGGTACGGGTTTCGTGGATATCCTGGTGGATGAGACCAAGTTGCCGGAAGGAACGGAGGAAGATCATGCGATCTTCGAGGAGGAGCGCAGGGCAGTGAATGCTCTCATTGAGCGCGAAAGCGAGAAGGAGAGTTCTATATCAATGTCCGATGTCATGATGTCATTCGACTAAGAGATATGAACCCAACGTAACTTAAAAATAAAGATGAATAATCTTTTTCATTTACTTGTATTTTGATATGACATAGAAATGGAAGATAGATATGATTCTGTAGTCACAGCTGTCATATCTGCCTTTAAAAGTCGGGCCGATTTTGGGTTTAAGAAGTACGGCACAAATCTTGATCGTAAGGATCTGAAACCTCTAGAATGGATTCAGCATACTCAAGAAGAGCTTATGGATGCTATTCTATATTTGGAGAAGATGAAGCAGGAACTTTCTTAGTTGGAGTACGCTAGACCGCCCATGCCCGACATGACGCGGAGGATGTTGTAGTTCACGGCGTAGACACGGACATCCCACGGGCGCTCGGGTGAGATATCAATGTTATCGTTCTTCCAGGTGCGATCATATCCACCAACATTGAGTACGATCGTGGCCGTATCAATGCGCGAGAAGTTGCACGTTCCGGAAGGCTGGTGCTCCTCAGGCTTCAGGGCAAACGAGTACATGTACATGCCAGGGTTCTGGAACTCGTTCTCAGTACGAGCAGGCTGGTCGGTCCCACTTGAACCAGAGCGTGATCCAATAGGGTTAGAAGAACCAGTGTGGTGCTGGTAAGGCTGGACCTTATTGTAGTAGTCACCATAGCGGCGATCTAGACGGTCCTGGCCGTTGATCTGGAGCCACTGCTCGTAGACAGGATCCCAGTCGTACGTGAACGGCTGTAGACGGCTGAGCTCCATTGATGCAGCCAGGTTGCAGTCCGTGTACTCTGAAGGCTGGACAACCCATACAAGCTCCTTCACGGGGTGATTGAAGGTCAGGTCAATGCGGTTATTGGCCGACGTAATACCCTTATCCTCGTTGTACTGCGTCTGCTCAATGAGGTACTCGTGGGAGTTCTGCGCCATACGACGACGCTCCTCCGTATCGAGGTAGATGTAGTCAATGTACACCGCCGCCTGGATAGGATCCTTCGGGAAAGAATTCTTGTCCGTAAAATTGCCGGCAATGAACTTGATATCGTTCCACTGGATATTGATCTTGACCTCGTGGTACTGCAGAGCAATCAGCGGCAGAGCGGCACCAGGGTTGCGAGTGTAGAAGAATGAGAGAGGAATGTACTTGACATCTCCCTTGGTAGAGCGGCCATTCGCGCAGCTTGGGGGCTCACTGACGTTGTGCGTCGGCCACCATCCAGAGCCACCACCGACCATGCGCGATAGCTTCAGACCCGTGGCCGTATCGGAGCTCAGGCAGTCCCAGATGAACATCCACTCGCCGTAGAGACGATCAATGAGCTGTCCGCCAATATCCAGCTCAACGTACTTCAGCAGATTGTAGCCTAGACGGCCACCATCGTTATTGTAGAAGCCAGGCGCCAGCACGACCTCCAGGTACGTGGAGTACAGGAGATCAGCATGGCGACCGATGAGCGCCGAGTGCTTGACACCCCAAGCAGCCTGGCCGGTTAAGTTAATACGGAACGGCTCCATCGCGAAGTTCGTGTGGCGCTTAAACAGACCCTTCCAGAAGGTAATCTGGGGATTGCCGGAAAGGTATGCGTCCTGAGCACCGTAGGCGACAAGCTGTAGTAAACCGCCACCCATTTTGTATTTATATGTTAGCTATAATCTTTTTTGTCAAAACCCAACCGAGTATCGCATCTACTTGCGGAGACGACGAGTCTTGCGAGCAGTCTTGAGTCCGCGGCGGCGCGCACCCTCAGCAGGCGCTGACTCCGTATCAGACACTGACTCGGCCTCATCACCATCAGCGCCACCCTTCTTGCCCTTCGAGTACGTCTTCTTGGCCGCCATAATGACCTTCTTCAGGCCATCACCCTTCTTGTACTGACCACGGCTCTTCATCTGCTTCATCGTCTTCTTCACATGTGCAAGCCACTTGTTCGCCATTTTTATTTTAACGCAAGGAATTGTTTCGCGACTGTCGTATTAGACTTTGATGTCGTAAATCGGCGACGTCTTCCGCATCGGCTGGAAAGAAATTGACGGGTCTGGCATCACTGGAGTCTTGTACTTCTCTGGGACGATTGCACGCAAAGGTTCGGGTTTGAGAACTACACTATGCTCTTGGAACTCGCCAATATAGACTTCCATCGCACTATCCACTGAACCATAGTTCATCAAATTCCACTGGCATCCGTACGTCAGCAGAATCTGGGAATTCATATTCACCAAATCAGATCCTACATCAGGAACCACCATCGTAATGTTATCTCTGTTATGCTTGATGAGTTCAGCGCTATCGTTCGTCTGAGCGGCCTGAGTATACGTCAGGCGGCGTAAGTTAGATGTGCCCCATGAAAGATTCACTAGCTCTTCCATCAGTGTACCCTTCACTTCACCTCCTGAAATTACAATCAGCTTGGACTGAAGATTGCAAATAGGTTCAATCGCCAAGTTCTTGCGCTGGTACCCAAAGGTTGGTCCAAGCAGGTACTGGTGGCAAGATGTCTTCAGTGCTTCAGCACACGCATTCATGACATTATTGTTCGTCGTGTGGAACACCAAGCTCAGAACAAACGGATCTGATGAAACCGGGCAAGCAACTGAGTTGAAAGCGTTATTAGAAATAGCCACACAACATGCTCCAAACGGAACGGTATTGTAAGCGTAATCAATACCCAGCTTCTGGTTCTTGAGTCCTACAACTGGGCCTCCAGATCCATCATCGTAAATATCCAGCTCAACTACTCGGGGACCGGCTTTCACTAGCATAGGAATCACATTGTCTGAAATGTAATCGTAAATCTTTGCTCCCGGGAACAGAGAGTAAGCTGAAGACGCCATATAGTAATCGCATAGGCGATACGATGGTGTGGCGGGGCATCCTAGCGGCGCTAGAGCCATGACCGAGTTGTACGCGTTGAACGTAGGTTCGGCTTTAATCTGTGCCTGGACTTCAGACGGCGTAAGAGCCATATAAAGAACCAATCCTACCAGAAGGATGAGCACAATCGGAAATATCATAAGAAAGGAATATCCGTAAACCTCCATTATTAATTAGGGGCAGTAATAAACGCCATCGTAACTACGTAAATAATCAGTACAACGCCTGCAATCGCTGCTCCAAACTTAAACCATTTGAACCATGTCTCCTCCATTTATACTTTGAACAATAAACCTCGAAAACCTCTTACAACCTGATCTGGAATACGAGATTTCATTGGAGTTCCAACCAAACAACATAAGTGGAAATACAAGCAGTACATACCACACTCCGAATCTTCATACTGATGACGTGTCTTGTTATAGGTGACTTTCATTGGAGCCTTGTGGATTTTCGTAGCATCCCAAGTTTCCGACCATCGTTTCATTAACTGAACGACTTCTTTCTCAGGTTTCTGGGCATATGAATCAAAGTATGTGATCCGTGGAAACTCTAGTTCTGGACGAATATCACAGAACAGAGCTATCCAATGCTCACCTGGACCCGTGCTTTTATCGGTATTGAAAACAACTCCAATTTGCCTGAATCCTTTATTGTAGATTGACTTGATATCCAGAGAACACAACGAATTCACTAAACATTCACCAGTCTTGGATTTCTTGCCGAAATCTATCGGGACAGTTCCCACGTAATAGTATTCACTAAACACTTTCTTGTACTGCTTCTCTACCGCATCAATATCCAACGAAGACAGCCATTCTTCTGGGTTAGATTTCCACGAACCAGGAGCTTTAGGTTTAGAAAGCATAGATAAAACCATACATTCCGTCGACCTGTCGCACTTATCGTGTAATCGGCTCTGGATATTCTTCCATACCACATCTGGTTCGCCTCCCCGAACCGTTAACTTGGGGTTCTCTTTATTGAAAACCTGCCGTAGGTTTTCTACTTCGCGAGCATCGAAGTACATTATATTGAAAACGGATATTGTTCTATCTCAAGCTTAATCTGTAAAAAATGAACGACCTCAAGAACTGTATCAAGCAGTACCGCGAGATTGATGACGAGATTCGTGATCTGAATAAGCAAGTATATGAGAAGCGCGATGCTCGTAAGGTAGTAGAGCTAGAAATTGCGGATATTATTCGCGATCCACAGTTCAATTCTATCAAGAAGATCAAGCTGGAAGAGGACGGATCTACCATCTCATTCAAGCGCCCGAATGAATGGGTAAAGCCATGGTCTCTATCCCAAAAGGAGTTGAAGGAGCTTGCGACACAGTACTTTTCTGTAGCTGGACAGCTTAATGCTGAAGGGTTGGTCAAGTTCATTGTGGATACAAGGAAGCAGTCCCTAGTATCTACCGAGTTCAGCTTTGCCCGAACTGTACCTGGAGAGCAGGATGAATAAAGTCTCTGATAACAATAATGTCGTTGTTTGCTGGATTGAAAGATGCAGCTGCCAAAGCAGCACGAGATGCCGCAATGTCTCAAATTCCCGTACTTATTGAAGATTACAGCGAACAGCTGGATACGGCACTAGTTGCTGCATTAACGAAACTAAAAGAAGAGCATCCCGATAAGGCGAAGCTTTTTTTAGATCATTGGCGGCCAATTAATACGCATGTAGAGAACGTTCTTGCGTCTGGTGGTAAGCGTAAGCGTACTCGTCGCCATAAACGTCGTGCGCGTAAATAATCTGGAAGAAGTATAATGTTTGCCAATCTTTCTGGAAATCTCGAAGCTGCACGCCAGAAGGCAATGGCTAGTGCCGCAATGGCGCGTGAACATGCCACTGGTCTTGGTGCCATAGCCGCAAACCCGGCAAATATGCAGGCAATTCGTGCTCGTACTACCCAGAATCTGGGAACACTGCGGAATAATGCTGCCCTAGGATTAACGTCTGCCAAATCGTTCGCAGGCCAGCAGTTATCTAAACTAGCTCCAGCTGTAGATAATACACTAAGCAGCCTTAAAACTACGGTTCTAACTCTAGTTGGAAATATTCGCGATTCACCCACTTTACAGAGTGTTCTGGCCAAGTGGAACGAACTGGATGCGGCCGTTCGCGCACAGTTAAATAACGAGATTCAGGCGGCGAATGTACCTTACACTAAAGCTGGCCGAAAACGAACTCGCCGGCATAAACGCAAGGGGCGTAAATAAACCAAATGCAACAAGTTCTGTACAACCCATTCAATTCAAAAAATCGCTTGTTTACCCGATCGGATATTCAAGCGATTCTTTCTCGACACGGATGTGAATTTGATGTAACAAACACTGAGCTTTTCCAGAAAGCTATGGTGCATTCATCCTACGTAAAGAAGACAGAGTATACGTCTCCCACCGGAGAAGAAGCTCAGCTAGCTGAAAAGCCTAGAGAATGTCTTGGGCTCTTTGATGAATCGTATGAACGACTAGAACACTTAGGCGATTCAATTCTGGGTGCATGTGTATCTACCTACCTAATGAAACGGTTTCCCGAAGAGAACGAAGGGTTCATGACAGATTTGAAGAAGGAGATTGTGTGTAATGAAATGCTAGGTACACTAAGCCAGAAGATTGGTCTTGATAAGTTCTATATTATTTCACGGCATAATGAAGATGTATGTGCTGGACGAGCCAACTCCAAGAAACTAGGAGATATCCTAGAAGCGTTTATTGGAGCACTGTGGACTGATTCAGGCAATGATTTTAAAACGTTGTACTCATTTGTTATCTGCTTGGTTGAAACGTATATTGATATCCCTAGGATCTTGATGAATAACCGTAACTTCAAGGAACAGTTGCAGAAACTGTACCAGGCCAAGTTTCATCATACACCGGGGTATTCTACAATTTCAGCATCGACGAATATGTACACTATGGCAGCCGTAGATGAACGAGGTAACCATTTGGGAATCGGCACTGCTCCTACAAAGAAGCAGGCCGAACAGATGGCCGCTAAGGAAGCTATCTTACGGCTTTCGGGGAACGCGGCGAACAAGTAGTTCACGCTGAGTCCCAATTGGAGGAGTATCATCTCCTTCCTGAACACCCTCAATAGACCGCAGGGCTTCGGCTACACGCTGAGGCTGATCTGCAAACTGGATAAGAAGCTGTGTACGAATTTGATCGCGACGCAGAGGAGGACGAGACGTACGAACAGAACGAGAAAGACTTCCCTGACCTTCAAGCTTGAAATCGTCAACCGAGTTATCTCGCATGAACTTCAGAATATGTTCTGAGTTCTGCGTCTTTTTATCCTTAATTGCCTTGATCTGGACGCGCAGAGACCGTTCCTGATCGTCTAGCGTAACCCACTCCTTTAGAATCATGCGCACTTGTTCCGTCGAGTCTTCGGACATTTGGTTAACTTACGTCGCCTCGTTGAAAATCGCTTACCTGCAGCAGCAGGCGGATTTTCAGGTACACTCAACTCCGGAACGACAGAACTAATGGTTTCTCCGACCAGTGGAATGTTGGCTATTTGGCCCCTATAATGATCTACCTTACTTCCCATTTTTTCCAGCTTATTCATTGCTTTTAGTATAGGAGCTCCAATACCAGGAATAAAATTGATGATATGAACAGCTGCTTGAGCAAAATCGCCTTGAGCCATAGCAAGAGTAGCTCCAAACGCCGCAGCAATTCCAGTAAAAATCCCTACAATCGCAAACCCTATAGGCCCGCCTAAAGTTGTAGCGATACCGTTGACACCCGACACTCCAGTTTCAATAGCTCCATTTATTCCCAAAGATGCAAGTTCATATGGGCCTTCACCTACCATTTCTTTTACAAGTTCTGCAGGCTGTTCTGCCACCCAAAGAACATTTTCTGCTATTCCCGAAATTGGAGTTGGATCATTGCGTTTCAATAATTCGCCTGCACGTTTGGCTACTTCATTTGAGTAAGGAAACTCGCCTCCTCCTTTTTGTTTAAGACCTTGGTAAACTTGCCTTGCAGTTTCCTCATCAAAAATTGGTTTCTCATGTTTCTTATCGTAAAAGAAATGCTCCTGGATTTGTTTAGGAGACCGGAATTTGTGTTTCTTAAGGTACCGATACAGAGTGAGTAATTTCACAATCTGTTCAGTGTACGCTTTCTTTTTCAGCTGCTTATCAAGGTATTTTTGAACCTTGCGTTCATCTGATGTTAGTGGTTCTTCATAGACCCACACCATTATTTAATGCACACAAAACAATGGATGATAATACTGGTGTCGTTTCATGGAACTCACAATTAGAAAAAGTAATTTCAGATGAAGGTGAGAGATGTCTTTGTTACTCGTGGTTACACGACCGAGCGGAAAAACGCTACTCATCTTTGAGTACTCAAATTACTTTACCGTCAATTGTATTGGCCACTATTTCTGGATCAGCATCCATAGGCATTGGTCAGTTCATTACAGACCCTAAAATTGGAAACACGGTTATCGGCGTGTTTACATTGACAGTAGCTATTTTGACTACCGTATCCAGTTATTTTGCATGGGCAAAGAGATCGGAATCTCATCGTATTGCGGCAATATCGTACAAAAAGACGTACCGATTTATTCTTATTGAATTAGCTTTAGCCCGTTCTGAACGAATGGCCGCCAAAGATATGCTTAAAGTTGTACGTGACGAGGCTCAGCGCTTAGCTGAAATAAGTCCTCAAATTCCAGATCCTATCATTGAAGATTTCAAGAAAAAGTTTGGAGAAACTACTCCAGAAGTTACTAAACCCGAAATTACGAATGGACTAGACCCTATTTATGTATACCCGAGCGATCTAGAATCTCCATTAATGGGAGGAATTAAGGGAAAAATGTCTGAGGCTATGCTTGATCCAATGTATCGCAGTCCTCGTCCATCAGTCCTGATTCCAGGAGAAACTATTCTTAATATGAGACCTCTTGCGAATCCACTTAAAACTTCCACCGACGATCGCACTCAAGACACGTCACAAAAGTCGTCATCGGTTCATCCGCAGAGCGCGTCTGAAGCTGATAGTAGTCGCACTTAGCCTGCTTCTTGCAGCGTGAACAGTACAAGAAGATTGAAGCGTTGTTTTTCTTAGAATACAACTTCTTCTCTGCTTCAATGATCTGCTCAATCGATTCCTTCCACCGACGAGGATACATATCTACCGCGGTCATTTCGGCAAATGCTCGGGGAGTTATCTCTCCAGACTTCAGCTTTGTCGACCAGTTCTCAGAGTTCTGAACATACCCGTCCCGCAAGTTCTCATAGATGGAAATTGCGCGACTGCGATACATACTCCAGAATACTCGATTACCCCAATCTACATCAATACCCTCCTTCAAAGCCTGGTCACTGATCACGTGAAGGACAGAGCTTTCCAGCGTCGTGGCTAGATCTTTATCACCCAGAAGTTCCGCGAAGTTCTCAATGGCTTTATCTCGGATCGGGCAGTCTACGAACACGTTCTTGGAACGAGTATGGATTGGACGATGAACAATTTCACGAGGAGCTTCCTCTTCCTCCTCCTCTTCCTCTTCATCCTCCTCCTCATCTTCATCTACAATATCTCCATCACCATCTTCCTCATTGTCTGCGAACGTCCATTCCTGGTACAGAGCATTGTAATCTGAAGCCTTGATGTTAGTATATGCAGAAATAGGAAGATCATACTGATCCTGATCTTCAGACTCAGTTGCCAGAATCACGATATTACCAGAGTACATTTCCTCATCAAATGGTGATGGAAGCATATGACTGTTTGCCACATCCGGATTGTCACATGGACATGCAAATACGGTAAGCCACTGAGTTTCCTTCAGAGGGTCCTGGATTTTTCCTTGGTATTGAAACTCTCCAGACTTATACTTCTTGCGAATCCATTCAAGGACATCGGAAGTCTTAGCCGGAATCGCGACATCAGATACAGTTCCATTAGCTGAAATCGATACTCCGTACGTCATCTTTGGTGTTTAAGGCTCTATCCTATGTAAGTTCGTTTTCAAAACGGATTTTCTCTTTTAATGAATACGCATTCTAGAAGATGTCTTACGTTCCTCCCCATCTACGCAATCGCAAGATTGAAAAGAAGAACGAGCCGCATAAGATTGTAGAGTCCGAATTTCCTGAATTTGTAGCTGGTCAGCGTCAGACAGATTTCAAGCGCCCAAGTTTCATTTCAAAAGTAAAAGAGGAAACCAAGACAACTATTGCTCCTGAAAGGGATATTCCAACAGTCGTTCCTCGTCGTCATCACTTTACTTTCGCCAAGAACGAAGCCGAAGATGAGGAGGAGGATGAATATGAACCTGAACCCCAGACTACTCTCAAGACCGAGGATGATGGGTGGCAGACTGTAGAGCGTAAGGCTCGTGTTAAGAAGGATAAAGTTCAGGATGCTTTGGATAACGAAGATGGTCAAGCCGATGAAGAAGAGTCAGCATGGGACGAACAGCCCGAAGAGTACGAGACTTATTGGGATGAGCGCAAGCATTAAGTTAAAAGTTTATCTAATGATTTCGCGGCAGAAACGCCAGATAATGTTGAAGTCTTACTTTGTTTAGGAGCGAACCCTACACGAAATTTATTTTCGGCACTTTGTCCTGAAATGGTTGATTCACCCGACGATGGTTTAGAACTTGGTCCTCCGCGAGACCCAATTGCACCTAACCCCAAATCCATAGCACGAGATGAAGTTCCACGTTCTAGTCTTGACGTTGTAGTAATATCAGACAGTAACCCCGAATCTACCCGTTTGAGACCCTTTTTCTTCTCAGACGTCTCGGTAGCATCAGATACTGCCTCTCCTACTGGATTAGAGAGTATAACGTCTGCTGGTTTATCAACAAACTGAGTCACTGGTTCGGCAGCTTTTGCTGCTGGTTTAATAGCTTCTTCAATTGGAGGAGATGGTTTCGTAGGAAGTAACTGACTTGGTTTAGAAGAGCTAGACCTAGAGCTCGAGCTAGAAGCAGCAGTTGCTAGTTTAGCCGCCTTGTAATTGGCAACTCCACCTCCAACTTGCTGTCGCACCCAAATAGCCGTCTCTGATGCCTTATCGTTTAATACTAGCAAGATCTTGAGTTTCTCGCTGTACTTATATGCACAGTACACCGCCAGACCAAAAGCTACAAACAAGAGAACAGCATTAATGAGTGAGAAAACGCCATTGATCTCAGTCTGATCACGAGCCCACTGGGAAATGTACGCAAAAAATCCAACCTTATCCTTTTCTCGCTGCTCGGGTCCCGCAATATCGGGGTGACGAATACCGTAATCCTTCTTCTTACCGTCATCCTTCTTGGGACGAAGACGCATATAGATTTTTCCATCTTTAGGCATCTGACCGCCAGGTAACTGCTCGCCGCTATTGAAAAACACTTCACGATCACCTAAAGACTGAACTGGACGAGACCCGGCAGGAACGTTTTTGACTAAGAGCGCAAAATCATTCGAGTCAATATTGATCATAGAACTGAACACTATAACCTGTGCAGGCTCACATCCTCCCAGAGGCAGAGATCCGGCGTAGGAGTAATAACTTGCTTTTGGCGGAACCATCATGGATAAAGCCCAATCGTCACCAAACTTCACCTGGGTCGGTGTAGACGAAGCGTACGGAATAAACCCGTTCAGGAACTTCGAAGCGCTCGTCTGAGCAGGATTTACGCGAACAAGTGAGCTAACGACTAGTTTCTTACCTGTTGGATTGGTGAAAAGAGCAAGTACTTCAGCATCTGCCTGAATATTTTCAACTGTGTGATGGCTTGGATGGTTCACTAAAAGGGCATTACACGTGTATCCTGTACCGTTATACTTACACGTTCCAAGACCGGTCTGACTGTACAGAACCATTCCTTCAGATGTGACTTCTACGACACCAGAGCTGACGTACCCTTCGTCAAAGACAAGGTCACACAGAATATCGCAAGGTTTAGCGAATGACTGTGACAAATTGATTGGACTCTGGTTTACGCCCTTACAAGCTCCACCCCATTGGGCGGCCGAGCTATAAGCACTCATTTGTAGTTTGGCGTTATTTTGTATCTCAGGAATAATCAATGGGCTGGTACACAGGAATTGCTGTAGCTCAAATCAGCATAGTTGCTACTCTACTTCTACTTGGAAGCATGGTAGCTTACCGAACTGCAGAGCTTTCAGATAAGTTCATGTGGGAGCTTGCGCGAACCGTGGTAATTTTTCTGCCGTTGGCATTAGCATGGTTCGGACTGTTTTCCGCGATGTTCCTTGAGAATATGAATCTAGTAATCCCAGTTCTAGTTGGTGTAGCAGCGGTAGGCCTCAATTTTGTAATCGACGCTCAGCTTCTTTCTAGACTTCCTTGGGCACAAAAATAAAGACAGTGTAAATTAATGGCATCGGTAACACCACCTATTGAGGCGGCGATTTGCGATATGCCGCTGATACCTTGGAAACCCGAGTTTCATACTAAATACTCGCCGTCCGTGCTAGTATTCACACTAGCCATTGGCTGGTATTACCTGAACGGTATGTGGGCTCCTAACTCTACTGTCAGTGGACTAGGATGGTTAGTTCCTTTCATATTTATCCTTGGTCTGGCAGGTATTCAGACTGCGGTGATCGGAAGGCAGAAAGCCTGCCCTCCGACTATGACGTTCGGACTTATTGCCGCATGGATCATTGGCATTCTATCAGGAACGATTGGATACTGGGTAGCGTACTATTGGATGCTCCCAGGTTCGTCTTCACCCATGATAGTTTCAACGGCTGCACCAGACCTTCCAACCCAGGAACACTTTGGGTTACTTGATGTGAATTCAGGTGTGGCGTTCAAGCAGCAGCAAAAAGGCACCGCCGATTCAGCTGATGGCGCTGTAAACCTAGCGCTTCCTTCTAGCTCTACCCACTGCAAGGTGCCGGACGACGATACCTATTATGTAGATCTGTACAAGGATGGACAGTTAATTACCGAATCTATTGGGGAGAAATTACTCTCATAGCATTCCGAATAATTCGATAATAACCCATCATCTGAGTTCCACTATGCTTTTCAATATTTGTCTTTCCCTGGCTATCAACAGATACAACTACAATCGTAGGAACAACTGAAATTCTAAACTTTCCTGAGAATCCATTCGGATCTTCACGAGTGTTCACACTGACCCAAGTTGCCGCAGCAAACTCTTTCCTTAGCTCGGCAATAGCTGGCTTGATTACCTGACATGGACCACACGTCGGTGACCAGAAATGATATATTACTACACTCATTCTTCTTTTACTATTGTTGTTCCCTCAGCAATTAAATGCGTAGTGGTCACGAGGCGATACTGGGTACTACGATGGAGCTTCTGCTTCAACAGCTCAAACCCCTTCTTCTTTACGGTCTTGGACAGAGCTGAAACAAGTGCGGCATCGAGAGCAGACTGATCTAGTTTATCCAAGTTATCGCGACACCACTTATGAATTATAGTATCCGAAACAGGAGGACCAAGTAGAGCTAGAGGAAACCCCTCAATCGCTGCCTGAGTATTCGTAATGACCTTCACGTCTTCATTAGGATTGAGGACGCGTGTTGCAAGCTTGTCGGCCATAGCGTTATTCACGCTATTGTAATCGGTACCACCAGTATGCGCATCTACGTGGGTAATCGTGAACGAATTGAACTTCGAAAGACGTGTCGTTGTATCCTCAATCAGATCACGATGGCATACATCTTTATTTGCCTTTGTCTTCCAGTTATTTGATAACCAAGCAGGAAGCCAGGTCGTCAAACAGTTGCGAGAGTATTCGGAATCCGTGAAGATATGAATATCGGTTTCATACGGGAAGTTCTTCTCGATGATTTGGACTGCCTGGCAAATACCCATGAGTTCTCCACGCTGGTTAGTCTGCTGTTGATCGGCTGGTACGACTTGAGCATCGGACATTTCCTTGTGATCGGGGAACCATGCAGACCAAGCTGCACGAGCTCCCTTCTTACCGTTACTACCGCAAGCGCCATCAGTAAATACTACGACCTTCATTTAGTTTATTATAGGATGGTGTACGAAAGTAGGAATTCGTTTTGTAATACATCGGCTGTGGATTGCTGGTTGAATTAGGGTAGGATCTTCTGCGTGAAACCATACTCGACATCTAAATGACCGGTTCTCCAACGACCGTCTCAACATCTGCTGGCAAGAATACGTCAAGAACTCTGAATGCCAAATGATGAGGATTCTGACACGTGTAGCTTGCTTTGCGGGTACTTGTGAGATCCAATTATCAAACCAAGGGGAAAACGATTCAACCGAATTAATTTCCGCAGCATCTATTTCGGCAAATTCACACTGGTTTCCGTACGTTTGTTTGTACGCAGACCAAAGCTTGAGTGTTTCAACATCATTCAAAGGTTCAAATAAAAAGTAGTGTGGTGGAGGGAACACCAGCATTAAGAGTCTTAATCACTCCCGTTTAGATTACTCAGTCTTCGGGGCACCGAGAATCTTCTTGATTGGGATATCGGTGGATACAATGTACAGGCTGTTCTCGGTCATAATGATGTAGCACGTCTCGCACTTAAAAACTGACTGGATCGTGGACGTGTACTCAGAATCCGACTTCACTAAAAACTTCTCGCTTTCACGAACACCAATGCAGCACTTCTTCTCTACGCTATCCTGGTAATAATCTAGGTAAATCGGTCGGTCCTCTGCAATAGATACCTGTGCCGCGCGAAGCAGAACACTGGCTGAAGGTACTGACATTTATTTAAACAGTTCCTTTGAACTTGATTCTACTGAACGCATTTAATAGCATCCTCTAGCTTGAAACGAGACCTCATGTTCAAACTGGGAAGTTCGGCACGTGGGATCTCCAGAACAGACTGGATGAACATCTTCATCAGAGTACGTAGTGCCTTGGCAGTCGCCGGGAGAATCTTGGCCGTCTCAAACAGGAAGTCTACATACTGCGTAGTATTCTCCTCCGACTGCTCAGTTTTTGGCTGCTTAGCCATAGCGGCCAAATCGGCAGAGACGTGAGTCATACACTCTCCGACCGTCTGTTCAGTAACCAGATCGCGAACAAACAGCTGAGTCATGAACTTGGCATACCCACGGCGCTTATCCTTGAGCTTCATCCACTCCACGACCTTATCTGCATACCCTGCCTCCTCGGAAGAAGGATAGGTTAGTGTTTCGGTCATATTGTACAGCTTCGGAAACATCTCGGTCTGTGCGACCAAATCTTCCTGAATTTCGGGAATATCCGTTGCCAACTTCTTGGCACAATCGGACATCAGAATAGCATACCCAGACTGGGAAATAGCCATATCGAACAGCAGAGTGGTAATGCGCAGACGGAAGATCTCGTCGCGCTTCTTGATGTTTCCAACAATCTTCTCAGACAGCTTATCCAGAGTACGTGGCGCAATCTTATTCAGAGAACTGAACACTTCATCATACTCCGAGTCATCGCGCTCCTTCACTCGGCGAACGGCTTCAACAAGGGCATTCTCACGCCAATTTTCCTTTGGACGGTATGGGGCACGAGGTGGTGGCCGAAATGGTTTGAATACCACCGGCGTAATCCTCAACTTGGCAATATTATCCTGAACGATCTTGGGCAGAGACAGCTTCTCTGCAAAACGAACCCCGTAAATTTGTGCTACGGTAAGGCTCATTGTATTGTATAAGATACTTTGGCTATACGAAAAACGAATCCATTTTAAAGAACCGCTATAAAGAGTATAAAATGGGGTCAGATATAGAGACCACAAAACTCCAGTATTCCTGGATTCTGTGGTATCATGATCCCAACAACAAGGATTATTCCTTGGAGAGCTATGTCAAGATCGTCGATATGTCTACACCCCAGCAGTTCTGGTCGGTAGTGGATACAATTTCCAAGGAAGCTTGGGAGTCAGGAATGTTCTTCTTTATGCGCCGCGGATTCAAGCCTCTGTGGGACGTTCCTGAGAATGAAGCAGGTGGAGCATGGTCTAAGAAGATTGAAGATAAGGTCGTTCACTCTACGTTCGTCAATTTGATGGTTCACTGTATTACGAATGAACTTCTCATCCATCGTAAGGAGACTCTTGTTGGAATCACAATTTCCCCGAAAGGTCCATTCTCCATCGTCAAGATCTGGAATACGACAACCACAGTTTCCGACAACAATTTCTTGAATCCTGGAATTGAGAACTTCAAGATTGGCGAGGATGTTACGTATACTCCTCATAAAGCAAGACCGAAGTAATAATAAATGAAAGTAGTTGTAGATGTAGAATACGGTCCAATTATCCAAAAGTTAGAACAGTATACTAGAAAGGCGGTAGAGTTTTTATACGGTTGGATTACGACTGATGGCGAAATTTTAGGATATATTTTAGGCGTTATTCATTTTGTGATTTCATGTACATTGGTTATTGCAATTGCTATATCTTACACTATATATCCTGCTTTTTGGTTTCAGTGTCTTCTATTTGGAGTGCTTTTTGTTATATGGCTTCAGCATATATTTCTAAAGGCTTGCTTTTCAATTGTAGCAGAAAGGAATCTGACAAAAACAGTATCTCCTTTCTATACGTTATCAAAAGACTTAATAGGTATATCTTCCGATGATTTGATTACATATTTTATGATTGCCGAAACTATGGGCGTTTTGTGTTTAGGTATTGGGCTGGTTGGTCGGTGTTCAGAAAGCGTTTATGCGATGTATGGAATCAAATTCTGAACGAATTTTGTCATAGTTAGTTTGGTTGGGTTGGTAAGCGTGAATAAACGGACATAATTCACCGTCAAACTCATATAGTTACCATTACCTATTTCAGGAAGTTTAATTGATGACTTGAATGCGATGTTCTGGGAAATGTAAGATATTGCCTCGTTGTTGTCGCATATGGTTTTTGCTATAGACGGAAACATCCAATACTTAGCCCTTATCTTTTGCTTGAATTCGGCAAACGTAAGTCCAGTCCATATTTTTGTCATGCTTCCCAACTCTTTAGCCAAATCGTGCAAGTCCAAATTATACGTACGACTGTTTTCAGGACCAGCGTACTGCCGAATTTGAAGACCTGACCATGGAGTATTAATGTGTTTAACAATTTCTTTTGCTACAACATCTACAGGTACTACACTGAACCTAAAATTTACGGGGAACCAAATATCGGGAATTGCCGATCTCAAGACGGCTTCCATAATAGACATATGTGCTCCGGCACGAATAGGAGGCAAGTTTTCAAGTGGTGCACCGACGCAAGATAACCGAATAATATCTATGTTTCCGCCTTGGGAATAAAGGTATTCTTCTGCTAGGTATTTGGTATACGCATAATCGCAAATGAAGTCTGAACGTTGAAGCCCTGTTGGGATTTGAACCGATTCATAGTTTGAAATTTTTGGATGGACGTAGCATGTGGAAATATGAACGAATCGTAAAGCTTTACTAATTTTATGGATGCTCTGAACAGCTTGGACATTCTCTTTCATCAAAACTTCCAGTGATGATGTGAACTTGACATTGGCGGCACAGTGAATAATAGTGTGACACCCAGCAAGATCAGATTCTACAAGTTCAGAAACATCCTTTTCCACAATTCGGATATAGAAAGGAACGTTCAAAAAAAGAGGATGACGAGCAATTTCGGTCATGAACCGTTGTTTGGCACTCACACCTTTCTTTGGACGAATACATATTGTAACTGGAATCCCGGCAAGCAGAAGGTACCGCAGAAGATGTTTTCCGACATATCCTGTAGTTCCTGTTATAAAAACACTCATTAGTATTCACGATATCTTAATCTTTAAGTTCAAGTTGAGCAAGGCATTAGACATGCGTCCAAGAAAGTCCCTGTTGGATACGCCTAATATTCCATCTTGAAACTCTGTACTTGTTAGCTAGCCCATTTTGAGATAGCTTTTCTGTATTTTCTCTTATTTCAATTACTTGTGAATCAGTTAATTCTGACTGACCTTGTTTTTCACCTCTTACTTTATCGCCGTGTTGTTTTCCCCTTGCTAATCTTCCTTCAGTGTTACGCTGAGTCATATTTTCTTGATGACTTCCTTCTCGTAAATGATCAGGGTTGCAACATGGGGGATTATTGCAAGAATGTAATACATAAGTATCTTTTGTTATATCTTTTTTAAGATTATGTGCTAATGCATATCTATGTGTTAATATAACCCCACCATTATATACCATCAGTCCATACTTACCATTAATGCGACACCCAGACCACTCCCAGCAGCCATTTTCTTTCTTGTCTAAAGATGAAATAAACCAGTTCCAAAGTTCATCTCCGGTTATATTCATCTTTCTTCGCATAGTATAGGGTGTAATATATCAGTTACTTAATTAAAATAATTTCGTTTTACGTAGACTGCGGCATAAGGCAGAGCTTCACGTCTCCCAGATTGGCTACAACGTACCGGATCATGAGGAACCAATCGTTCTTCATATGAATCTCCAGGTTGTTGCACAGATTCGTGCACTTGGTGAACAGAACGAGATGGGGCAGAGAGAAGTTACCTGTCACAATCTCATTCGACTCCTTCTTCTGAATACTGAACTCGTTCTCCGAGTCGCCCATTACGGTCGTTCGGGAAGCGAAATGTCCCTTGCATCCGAACGTCAGAGACGAAGACACATTCTTGATTTCAACCGTCTTGGCTCCTAGCAGAGTCATATCACGGCAGATCTTCTGGAAATCCAGCGAAGGCATCGTAATGTGTGCCGAGAACTCAGTCTCTGGAAGCTGGATATCCGGCTCGTCACGATCCAGAAGATTGAGCTTGTACCGCGTCACCTGCTTCTTATCACCATCCTCTAGCAGAATACCGAGCGTATTCGGATCTGACTGGTCAACGTAAAACGTGATCGTGTCGTCGTTCGTGGCTGTACGAACGATACGGTACAGATGATCGGTATTGATACCAATCACGAACTTCGGCTGATTGTGGTTGTACGCAAACTTCTCGAACTTGTCGGAGTACAGACGGAGATGAACGAGAACCGTGCGGGTATTGTCCATAGCAACCATACGTACTCCCTCCTTATCGAAGATGAGTGACATCTCAACGAGAATACACTTCAGAGCTTCCGTCAGTGTGCGAACAGCGCCTGTCTGGACAGTCTTCGCTTCGACGATAAACTCTGGCATTTAGTAACTTTAAGGATTGTGCGTTTAAAATGGTTTTTGGCCCATCCTGGATTCGAACCAGGGTTACGAGATTCAGAGTCTCGTGTACTAACCAACTATACGAATAGGCCGATTTTTATAAGTCCGAGTCGTTAAAACCCTATTCATACAGAGTGTATCCGTGCTTAGAATTGTGTCCCGGAGGAGGCTGGTTCACGTTCCATGCAGGAGGAGTCTCTGGCATACCTACGGATCCAGTCATTCCCGACACTGGCGAGGCATTGCAAGTTAGAGTATACGATGGGGGAATAGGGCCCGGAACGGCAGGATTAGAGGTCATATTCGCTTCGCCAGGAGTTCCTGCTGGGCTCGATGGTAGTGGTAACGAAGGAGGAGCCGCAGGATTTACGGAAGCCTGAGCTGCAGCTGAAGCAGGAGCAGACTGATTACAGAACCCAACATTAATTCCGTTCGTGGTGCCTAGACACTCGCCTACACTGTTATTCGGCATGCCCCAAGTCGTCTGACCATTCCCCGTAAATTTTCCACCAAGCGCTGAGCATTCTCCAGCAGTGTACAGCCGAATATTCTGACCGCCACTCTGCTTCACACTTGGAATACCTGGACCCCCGGTTGGGCACGCAGGGTTATCGAGTCCTTCGCGCATACCTACCAAAAAATACAGAGCAGCGGCAATTAATACTACAAGGCACCCAATATGCCAAGGCTTGACCTTCATTATTTATTCCTCATCATTTTCTTCACCGCCTTGAGAAGCTTGTAGTGCTCCACCACGCTGACTGCGCTTGACGCTGACGATACGACCGTACTTATTCTGCTTCAGATCCTTACGCGTCAGACCACCTTTCGTCTTCTCAGCCGTACCATTCCACACTTTACGACGAGATCCGTACTTTGATACGCGCTGAGTCTTACGACGTTCTCCTCCTGCAAAACCTGCTGCGTTCATTTACTTCTTAGGCCTATTATTTACCACTGGTACTGGAATGAACTTTTTATTCCACCACTCCATCTCTCTGATCTTATTCTCAGCTCCTCTAGTAAAACAAAAATGGAATATCTTACTACGATATACCGACCATTCCCATGATCGTTTTGATAATTTCGTTATATCTATGTTCATCATGTAATTTTTACACGTTATAACTTTGGTATTAACTAGATTAAGTTTGTTGAAATATACGTTCATAAATGATTGTTCATAATAATATTCGCCTTCATAGTTGTTAATCATACTCAATATATGTGCGAAATGATCTTTCATCTCATCAGAATTCAAAAATCCAAAAAGACCACAATTAAATACGAATATTCTATTATCCTTAAAAAATTTAAGGTCTTCTTCTGTATAGTTTAACAACGAGTGCCAGGGTTTCGTATGAAAATCATATTGAAATGATTCAATCCCAGCATACAATCTGTTGTCTACAATTTTATTAAAAATATTATCCAGGTTGATGTCCACAAGAATATCAGAATCAATAAACAGTATCTTATTATACTGTGAAATATCATAGTCAAATATTCTCATCTTTTTCATTGACGAATCCATTGCACTAACTGAATCGGCGCATCGAACAATCCTTATATGTTCAAATATTTTCATCTTTTCCACGCATTGATCTATTATCAACTCATCGCATATAACGAGTATATGAATATTTTTATTATATGTGCGAACTGACTTAATTGATAAATGTAACAAATCCAGATATTTGCTATCAAACCCCAGTGTGTAATACACTAGATTCATTAATTATATAACCACAATTGAAGTTCCGTTTGAAAACTCAATTGTGTTTTTATTATTCGTAAATTACGATTACCAATACGCCACCACAAGCAAGTGCGTGAACGTTTAGTTGCTGTACGCGAGGCCACCCATGCCCGACATGACGCGGAGCACGTTGTAGTTGAGCGCGTAGACGCGTACCTGCGCCGTGCGGGCACCGACCACCGTGTTGAGCGAGACCGTGAGCTGGAGCGTGGCCTTGTCAATGCGGGAGAAGTTGCACGTGCCGCTGGGCTGGTGCTCCTCGGGGCGCAGCGCGAAGGAGTACACGCAGATGCCCGTGGACGGGGAGCGGCTGTGGTGCTGGTAAGGCTGCACCGTGTCGAAGTAGGCACCCTCACGCTCCGTGAAGCGGTCCTGGCCGTTGAGCTGGAGCTTGGCGACCTCCGTAGGGTTCTTGCCCTCGCAGCGGATGCCGGAGTCCAGGATGACCTTCGCGAGCAGGTAGTTGACGCCCGACTCGAACTCCGCAACGCCGGAGACATCGTTCGTCTCCGCGCCGTACTCGGAGGAAGGCTGGGTCGCGCCCTGGCCCAGGGGAGCCGTGACACCCGTCGTGGCGCCCGTGGCGGAGACGTTCGTGCCAGACGCCTGGGAGAGCAGGGACGTGATCATGCCATCTGTGGAGAAGTCATCGGAGTAGTTGAAGGGCTGGGCACCGCCGACCGACGCGAGCCAGGCAGCCGTTGAGCAGTCAACGAACGAGTCGCGCTGTACAACCCACTGGAGCTCCTTGACGGGGTGGTTAAAGTTCAGCTGAACCTTGTTGGACGATGACGTGATCGACTCAGCACCCGTGTACTGCACCTGCTCAATGAGGTACTCGTGGGACTGCTGGGCGAAGCGGCGGCGCTCCTCCGTGTCGAGGTAGACGTAGTCGACGTAGATCGAGGCAGCGGCCAGGGACTGGGCAGGCGCCGGCGTGGGCACACCGACAGACGCCTCGGCGTACTGGCAGTTCTGCCACGTCTCGAAGTCTACGTTGATGCGCACCTCGTGGTACTGGAGCGCAATCAGTGGGATCGCCACACCAGGGTTGCGGCAGAACCAGAACTGGAGGGGAATGTACAGCGTCTTGGCTGGCGTGCCGGCACGGGGTACGCAGGAGATCGTCGTCTCGGACGCAGAGCACGTCGCATCCAGGGCCAGGCCCGTAGAGCGCTTCATCAGCACGAGGTCGTGCGTGTTGCCGAGCATCGTGTCGAGCACCTTGACGTTACCGGCATCCGTGGACAGCTGCGTCCAGATCTGCATCCAGTCGCCGTACTGGCGGTCAATGCGCTGGCCGCCGATCTCGAGCTCGACCTGGCTGATCAGGCGGTGGCCGATGTAGTTGAGCCAGCGGAAACCGGCACCGGCGCCCTGGAGGCCAGAGAGGCCGCTCGCGCCGAGGTCAATCTCGGGGAGTACAACCTGGACGTACGTCTTGTACATCAGATCGGCGTTACGATTGATGACAGCCGTCACGCGCTTGTTGAAGTCCGCCTGGCCGTTGAACGTCACCTCAATGGACTCCACGGCGAAGTTCGTGTGGCGCTTGTATAGAATCTTCCAGAACGTAATCTGGGGGTTGCCTGAGATGTAAATATCCTGCGCGCCGTAGCTTACGAGCTGCATCAGACCACCTCCCATTTTGTGTTTATGCTCTACTGCAAGAAAAAAATATTCGTAGGACAAATGAACGTCCTACTCTGGCCGACCGCGAACCCCATCCTCAACACTTTCCTCCGGTCCATCGTGCTCATTGTCGGGATGTATTTCGGATTGAAAACCACATTGTATTCTGCATACTGGGGAGCCATTGTTCATGATACTATTTCGCTAGTCTTGATTCGGGATATGGTTTAATCATCTTCTTTGCGAGACAAGAAATAGTTACGGAATATATCATTCACAGACCGATTCCTGAGTTCATACATTCCATCTTTATTTTTGTATACGGCTTCATCCCACGTTTTAATAGCATGTAGTTGAGGAATTTTGTGTCGGCTTGCATACTGCCTTGACTTTGTGTCGCCATGATAAAGATGGTAAATAGTCATATCGAGATAAGTAATAGATACTGGTAATCCTGATATTTTAAATCGCCACTGTGCGTAGTCTCTATATATAAATTCGTATGCAAACGGTACCGTCATTTTCATTAATGAGTTTGCAAACATACTATCTCCTGCTCCGATGATAGCCTTGTCAAAGAATCTACCCATAGCTTTGAAATGGGATCTTGAAATAGCCCAACAGAAACCGGGATGACCACTGATTTTGCCTGTCTCTCTAAAATACCGTATGCATGAAGGAAGTTCTTCTATAGTATCCAAATTTTTATCGGTAAAAACTACTTTGCTGAACGGCTGGACAACAGAATATGTTTTTAATGTATATGAAATTCGGTCTACCCAATCTGGCTCGCTAAAAATGATATCCGAATCCATAAAAATAATATTTTTGTACTGTCTTGGAACTTGAGGCTCTAGCATATTAAACAACTGTTCTTTGTAGAACAATGCCGAATTAGACCGTACTAAAATAGTGGGATTCGGTATAAGTTGTGGAGTGTTTCCGATAATACACTCTGCTGTAAATGTGGGTATTGCAGATTTAAGAAGCATAGAATGTACCTTCATAAAATTTTCACGAGGACGTTTGTAGCCTACAGCACTGAAGTAGCATAAACACACTGCTGTATCATTGGAATTTGGTTTGGCATAACTTTCTAACATTACTTAGCTAAGTCATAAAAATCTGGGTTAAAATGCACAAGTTTTGAATACAATGTATCGGGATTATCAGCTATCCATTTCTTATCAATTACATTAATTTGGTTGACATCCATACTTTCCCACAAATGAAGCGTAATAAGCTTATCTGGAACTGGAACTCCTGCATCACGGAAAATACGTGAATGGTGTTCACATCCTGGACGAAAAAAGTAGTCTGAATCAAGTACGTTTACGATTGATTTATCGTTCAAACTAGCATACAATCTTGCCGGAAGAATTACAGATGCTTCGCTCCATCCTTCCGTTCGAAACCAACTGTAATAATTATGCATCCACAATTTGAAAAAATCACTGTTTGGTTCGGTCAGCATAATTGCATTACAAATATACATATTTTCTTGTTCCCAGCAAAGAACACACTTGTTGGAAAGAAGATCAGTGTATGGTCGTATACTGATTGTATCAATATCCATATACACACCTCCACGTTCCATAAGTTTAGTCATTCTAACAATGTCTGCTTTATGAGCAGTCTTTACTAATGGCTTGTCTCCAAGATGCGTTGGAATATCTACATGTTCTAACACTAATAAATTCTTGATTTTATCCCAGTATTCGCCATACGGTTCATAATGGTAATAAAAATAAATCTTGTCCGGATTGTTCACAAATTTCGCAGACAATATGGCCAAGTAATACACGAATGCAAACGGTTCTGTTTGCTTCTGTAACCCAAAGCAGAAATGAAGTATATTTGGAATCATTTTAGTTTATCAGTTAATTCCCTGTAGATCCGAATCCACCACCGCCACGATTGTCGGGAGGAAGAGGTAGATCCTGTGCCGAATCTACAAAAATAACCTGATCGTACGGCAGCCAATTATGCTGAACGATCTGGAACAAACGCCGACCTGATGGAATCACATAGTTCACAAGAGTGATGTCCAAACAGTCTACGCGAGCAATCAGTTCGCCACGGTACCCAGCATCCGCCAACCCAATCTGGTTAGACATGCGAAGTGGTGTGAGACTCGTAGACGACCGAGCAAGCAGAAGGTACGGCGTAGAATTTCCCTGCTTATCAACAGCAGCAGCAATCACACCAGTCTTAATTTCCACACCCAAATGAGGTGGGATATTCGCATTCCGCGACATCGTGAAATCTAGGTACGTGTTCTGGCAAACCAAGTCTACTCCAGAATCAGTGGCGCGACGATTACGGACATGCTCGCGCATCTGATCACGATGGTTGGGGTCAATTACGTAGAGATACAGGCTCATTTGAATATATTAGATGTCTCCTATGAAAGCCTTTATCGGTAAAAATGATAACACTGCAGCTATCATTGCAAAAATTTGAACCGAAAGATTCAAGCACATTTCGCGCAAACTCATTCTTCCGATCATATAGTACCCTACAGCACCTAATGGATTAAATGTTCCGGATGAAAGCTCTCCAGCTACCGTATATACTGCAAAGTAGGTTATCCCCATAATTGCAGGATTCGTGTCAGTTAAAAGAAGGGCATACACTATCACGAGTGTGCCCATAAATTCAACTAAGTACTGCATTATTATTCTAAGATCAGATCATTTACTCAAATACCATTCGCGGTACAATATGCATTGACTCCAGCTCCTGAGACCAGAGCTTCACGGCATACGGAATCGTCTTCATTTCGAAGTGAGTTTTCATTCCACAGTTTCCACAGTGGTATACGTTTTCTAGTGGATTCACAACGGCTAGCGTTCCACAACTCTTGCAGAATCCGGTCGTGAACGGATCAGATACATCCATCAATCTCTCCTTGGTGAATACGGCCAGACCGTGGGACAGCATACAGTCGCGCTCCATCTCGCCGACACGAAGACCACCATCGCGAGACCGTCCCTCGCAAGGCTGGCGCGTAAGAGATACAATCGGACCACGCGAACGAGAATGCTTCTTGTCCACGACCATGTGCTTCAGGCGCTGGTAGAAGGTGGGGCCAATAAAGATCTCACTCTCCATCATCTCACCAGTCTGACCATTGTACATCACCTCATTGCCGTAAGGATGCATTCCTAGCGCCAGTAGCTGTTCCCGCAGGTTACCGATCTTCAAGTGAGAGTAAGGCGTGCCGTCACCCAGCGTACCCTTCTCGGCACAGATCTTGCCGTACATCGTCTCCATCAGCTGAGCAATCGTCATTCGGGATGGAACAGCATGAGGGTTCATGATAATATCGGGCCGTAGACCGGAAGCCGTGTAAGGCATATCCTCCTCATTGAGGATGATACCGCAAGTACCCTTCTGTCCGTGACGAGAGCTGACCTTGTCACCCACTTCTGGGATACGTTCGGATACAACACGAACCTTGACGAAAGGGTATCCGTCCGAGTTCTTCTCATTCCATACTCCATCCACTCGGCAAGTCTCAGAGTTGCGATGGATAGTGGACGAATCACGGAAAGCATATCCATTCGGGTCAGCCTTCAAGCTTGTTACCTTACCGATCACAACATCATTCTCGTGGATGTACGAATGCATCGCGGGAACCCCATTATCCTGGATCGCATGATACGCAGAAGTCTTGAAACCTCGAGTATTCTCTCGGCGCGGCTTAGCGAACTTCTCTTCCTTCCCGGACGATACATTACGATGCTCCTCATCCTTGTAGATGGTGTAGTACAAAGTTCGGAAGAGTCCACGATCAATTGAAGCACGATTCATAATGACGGAATCTTCCTGATTGTATCCGCCATAAATCCCGATAGCTACAATCACGTTATCGCCAGACGGCATCTCGTGAGTGTTCAGGATATTCATCATGCGCGTCTCTACGAAAGGACGCATTGGCGAGCAGAGAATGTACCCGTTCTTATCGAGGCGCTTGGAGTAGTTGCGGGCAAAGATGCCCATTGACTGCTTGCCCATAGCAGACTGGTACGTATTACGCGGCGACTGATTGTGGTCAGAGAACGGGATACTTGAAGCCATGTGACCCAGAATCAGAGTAGGATGAATCTCGCAGTGCGTATGTACTGGCTCAATCTCATCTGGGCGCATCGCGATACGAATAACCTCAGTCTCTGCTGGGTCAATGTACTCGATACATGACCGAACCCAATCGTTCCACTCTTCTGGCTTTACTGGAGCATCCAGAATCTTACCCTTCTCTACTCGAAACAGCGGACGCACAAACCGGCCACCATCAGTTTCAATATTGATGATCTTCTGGTAAATGTTCCATGAAATTCCGGTATGCGGATGAATCTTGAACATCTGCTTAGCCTTGCGCAGAGCTACGTGGAGATCGGCAGGAGTACGAGTGTACCCCATAATCACTCCATTCAGAATGATCATCGTGCCCTCATAATTACGAATCGCGGTGATCCATTCGATTGGTTGCTCCTTCATAAATGTCAGAACAACCGTTGCTGGGCTGTGCTGGGTAATCGATGTGAGCATGGCCATAGACTTGACAATACCTACGGAATGACCCTCAGGAGTTTCGACGGGACAAACATATCCCCAGGACGTGCCGTGAAGCTTACGTGGAGCCAGAAGCTTGCCCGACTTCTCTACCGGTGTCTGAATACGACGAACGTGGCTCAGAGTCGCAGAATACGACAGACGATTCAGAACTTGAGATACGCCCATCTTGGTAGCCGTTGAGACCGTAGATGTGCCTAGACCCTGAACTGTAAAGTTACCGGTGGCCAGCGCCTGCTTCAGCTTACCTTCAATCGTCGACACCTTCAGAATCTTGTACAGATTGTTGATGTTCAAGACTTCTAGCGGCCTGGGCGTCTCGCGCTTCTTCCACGTATCATTATTCACCTCGTGAACGAACTTGGAGCGGATATCCTTACACACCTTCTGGAACAGCTGTCGGAACAGATGAGTCAGAAGAGCACCAGTGGAAACCACGCGCTTGTTCGGGTAAGCATCACGATCATCAATCTTTAGCACTCCAGTCTCGGTAAGAAGGAGCTTACGCACGATCCAACCGGTGAGGAGAACCTTACGTGCCTCGAGTACCGAAAGAGGAGACTTATCGCCGCCAAAGCGGACATGAGGAAGGTACTCGGTCTCGAGTAGAGATCGGACGTATGCCTTCTTATCTTCCTGCGTTGTACCGTACTGCAGATGATGAGACAGGTACTCAATCGCGTCATCGCGAGTAAAGACCTTAATATCAGCCGCCTCACGGAACGAAGCAGAGAGTGAAGAGATCTGACGATCATCTCCATTCGGCCAAATCACATCGGCAATATCCTTATCGTGCTCTACACCGAAAGCACGGAACATTACGCATAGCGGAATATCCTCACGGAAACGGGGTACGCACATTGTGAGTGGGTAACCATAACCATTAAACTTGGCAGAAATACGAACCTCCAGCTTCTTAGGCGGAGTGGTAAATGATTCATGTAGCGACTTCATCTCTGCAGAATAAGTGTACTTGGATGCCGTCTTCTTGTTATGGAAGATCATGATCTGGTTATCGGCCACCTTCTCCTGGCTGAGAATGGTACGCTCAGATCCGTGAATCAGGAAGTACCCGAACGGATCGTAAGGGCACTCTCCGATCTCCTCCTTGGACATTGGGTAATCATTCATGATGCAGAGCGATGAACCTAGCATAACGGGAATCTTGCCGAGAGATACACCCTCGAATACCTTGACTTCTTCGTCAAAGGTTGCGTATGTTGGAGCCTTGTAAGACCGAGCCGTGAACCGGATATCTGAAAACATCTGGGCAGCGTACGTAAAGTTACGAGTACGAGCGTCCTGGGGAAACATGGGCTTAATTCGGCCAGTAGCTTCCTGAATACGGGGCTTAGTATACGTGATATTCTCAAACGAAAGCCGAAACTCGTACTTGTACTTCTTAGTAATCTCATCTTGCTCGTGCCATACGACGATCGGTGCGGTTGAGCACACGATCAGGGGAATCTTGTTACGAATGAAATCCTCAAACGATTCAATCTGATGCTCTACAAGTCGCGGGACACCATTCTTAAAATAAGTCTTAATTGCGTCCCACTCCATGATGGTTCTATGAGTCACAATGTCCGTAAATCTATTTATTCGTTTTTTATAATAGGATGGTTGAGAAGAAACCGGCACCAGCGTCTCCAATCTATAAAATCGTGAAAGTTGGAGGCACTGAACCAGCTCCAGCACCGAAACCCGCAGAGCCCAAACCTAAAGTCAAACCTATTCTTAAGGCCGGGAAGAAGAAGAGTATGAAGACGTTTCCTCGCGGTGTTTTGAAAAAGACGCTCAAGGTTCGGCCTGTATCAGACCCGGCAAAACCTCCGCCATTCAAGAAGTCGTCCCGTAAGCACACGATTCGATTGTTTACCGATAAGGGAGAGTCTCGTCGTCGTAAGACGATTAAGCGGAAAGTCGATAAGATGTCTGATGCCAAGGTGGACGAACTGGTTCAGAAGCATAACCTTCTGAAAAACTCCGAAACTCCTCCTCGCATTAAACGGGAAATGCTAAGTGGGGCAATGATGGCAGGTTTCATTTCCTCGGATTAATTAATGACATCCCGTTGGGGGCCTTTAGGATGGATAACTTTACACTCTGTGGCTTCAAATTATCCAGAGAACCCTACAGCAGAAGATAAGGCAATTGCCAAAAAGTTTGTGGAATTATTTGCAGAGACGATTTCGTGTCCGTCGTGCAAGAATCATTTTGGGACGATGTACCAATCATACATTTCAAGGAATCCAAGCTGGCTGAGTAGTCGTACAGCATTCTTCGTGTTCGTATGTCGGGCACACAATACTGTGAATATGCGACTAGATAAACCGGTAGTTCAAACAGTTCGCGATAGTATAGATACGCTTCAAGCCCTGACGCGTATCACTCCTCCTGCAGAATATCGTCGTCAGTACTTGAATTACTTAATACGGAACTGGGCTCAGCCGTATGCTGAAGGATTCATGATGTCTCGATCAGTTCGCGAGATGAAAAAGATTAATGACGAGTACTGGAATCTTCGGGAAACTAATTTTGATATTCAGATTCCAGAACAAGATGTTCTCCAGAATATTTCTCCTACACGAAGCGCTAATGGTCGCAATATCCCCGGGTTGACGTCAACTGGTGAGCCCGTAAAGGTAGGATTCACATTGAAATCGGGACGATTTTCGTTAATTGGTCGTTAGGATTCCAAGGCAGCGAAATACGGGGCTTCATTTCCCAGAAATGCCGCTTGAGCCAGGGGTTACGTGTTTCCTCGTCATGAAGTTCGTCGGGAAACTTGATCTTGCGCCTGGTCTTCTTCAGCGACGAAGCAGGCATAATGAAATGAAGTTGATCGGCCAGCGTATAATTTAGTTTACCTTTTTGTACTCCAGTTTCTGCGTATTTTACGATATCAGACACTAGAGGCGCATCCGCATAAGGATACACCCATCCCCAATTGATAGGTGAACTTTGAGTGAAATAGTACCATGACCAATGCATAGTCTTCCAGTACGCTTCCACCACCGGCTTCATATCCAGAACTCCATCCAGTACATGAAGACCATACTTTCGTGAAAACTCGGCATGATCCTTACCCAGAACCGCCTTCTCTTCTGGCCGCTTACGCAAAGTAATACGTTCCTTCAAAACCGCCATCTCTTTCGAAGCAGAGTACTTTAGAAACGTGTGGCGACCTTCAGGTGTCAAAAGATCAGGACTTCCACAGTTCTGATAAAATTGGAGCGCACGATTATACCCGTCTTCGCGCAACGAGAACATTCCCAGGTTAGGCATGAAATCATTACCGAAACACATGATGGATAAGGCCATATACTGTTCCGTCGGAAGTGGGAGCTGGGTGGACAGTTCCCAAATATTCATAGTAGCAAACTCTGCAGACTTCAGTTTGGGGTCATCAAATTCGGCGCTCTCACGCAGAAGAGTCATTTTATGTGGATCACTCAGTTCCTTGTTTTGGAGACAAATCAAAATCAGGTCAGCGTCCAGACCGTAAATGCATACCGACTTACGGTTCTCAGCAGGAATCTTTTTCAGATCCACAATGAGTTTATGTTCACCTTCTCCTGCTACAGTCGTCTTGCTGATTTCAGCATACGGAAACTTGGCGATAAGAGCGGCTTCCAGTTCTCGCATATACGGCGTATCTGGCGAAATTAGGTTACGATCAAATACTGACTCTTCCTTGATCCGCATACGACGATACCGCTGCTGAACGATCTTGGCGTACGGAACTAGACCGTCCAACGCAATCAGGACTTTCTTAGCCTTGCATACGTGCTCCAAGAGGTAAGCGAATGCCTCGATGATAGATTCAATCGGTCGCTCTTCCTTAAGGTACCGATGAATCAAACAATTGAAATCTACACCTAAAACGTCAACTTCAAGTGGAAGTCCACGTTTTACGCTGTCAGTTATGCCACGATGGGACTTGATCAAACTCGCAAAATAAAAAGGAATACCCATACTACTTATTATGCGTCAGTTACACGTAAGCCAGATACACCTTCTGGAACTACATTCTCACGAACCTTCATACGATCTTCAATTTCGGCAAGAGTCAGTTTTGATTCGGCCCACTCGCCTTTAGGAAGTGTAGTTGGTCCGTCTTTTAGGAGAGACGGTAGATCATGGTCAAACGTTTCAGGCTTGGGAAGCGGTTCATCTTTCTTTGAACCAGTCTTGCCACCATTGATCCAGAACCCCTGAGCCTCATCTACTGGAACACCATCAATCCGAGATTGGTATGTCTTTTCAACTCCACTCGTATCTGGCTCATCGCCTTTCAACCCTAAATAAGTATCAAAATCAGAAAGGGCTTTGCGTTTAGCCTCTTCTAGTTTCGAGTCGTTAAGTGCGCGATCAGATTCGTATTCCATTATTCTTTGAGAGTTACGTTCCTTAAAACGGTTCTTGCAGGGATTGAACCTGCGACATTCCGGTGCCAACTGCATACCTAACAGCCAGACGCTCTACCACTGAGCTAAAGAACCACTTTTTACTTCGAGTTTATTTGCAAGATTCTAACTCACTCATACCTTGTCAATGGAATCCTCATTACGAGACTGGAAATAGTTGCGCAGATCGTCGCGGAACTCATCGTGACCTGGATATAGTGTCCAAAGCCCCTGCCAGTCCTTGTGGACATGAGCCAGAACATCAATCTCATTATCGATCATAATAGACCAGCGGTCGCGATACTTGCGGTCGCGCTTCTTACCGTGCCAGAAGTGATAGATCGTACCCTTGACGTAGCCAATATTCTTGTGGAGACGCAGAGCACGTTCCTGCCAGTTCAGTACGAGCTGGCGGTAATGGGGATGAACGCCCTTGGGAATTGAGCGCTGAGCCTCACCAATGAGAGCACATGCCATGTGATGATCACCTGCACCTAGAATGCCGTAGTCAAATAGACCACCCATAGTGTTTACAGCTGCACGCGTCGCAGCCCAGCAATAACCTGGATGCCAGTAAATACCGTTACCGTACTCTGCCTCATAGTACTCCGACGGTAGTTCGCAACCCTCATGCTCTGCAGACTTGGATACCATCTTTCCATAAGGCTCGCCGTTCTTGTAGCAGAAAGCAAATCCCTTAGCAGTATTCATAATTTCGTGGTTGGGGCCGAGATCTACCGCATCCTCAAACATCTGAACTACTGGATGATGCTGGAGCTCATGAACCGTCTCCTCCATCCAATCGGGACGAACAAAATCAATATCGCCGTCCAGCCAAGCAACGTACTCCCAGTTAGGAGGCAGACGAGAAATACCGATATTGATGAGATTCTCCTTATGCCAGAGCTCGGAGTCCGTACGTACCTGGATATGACGAGGATTCTCCGCTTCAGTCACCTCAAACTCGCGGTCGCCATACGCACCCTCTACGACATACAGTTTTGCACCGTACTTCGCCATTCGTGCCTGAAACTCACGAAATAGCTGTGGGCGCTTCTTGTAACGCTCAGGGTTCGTCATCACCGCGATAACATAAAAGTTATCGAGGAGATGATTGTTCATTCGGTTTAAAATTATAGATTCCGATAGGTGTAAATAATAAATGTTCACGATCTCTTGGACGACTATCCTGATGGGTCTGGGTGCTCTACTAGTGGTTGGACTTTACGCTTACTCAATTTCATCTAAGATTAAAGTCGCCGATCCCAAGCCCGGATGTTCTTCGTGCCCGAAATCTCAAACTACTGAATAACTTTATGTTCAGTTCCCTTCTGCTTCAAAAAAGCCTGAACATTCGCTAAATCTGCCGCATTCAGTTCAATTTTAGCTTTCTTATTCTTGTCGTCATTCTGCTTCTGCTGAGCAGGAGTTGCCGTGTTAGCTGGTTTAGGTTTATCTGCGATTCCAGGTGGTTTTGTCGGAGCTGGCTTTGGAGTTGGAGGTGGAGCAGGAGCAGGAGCAGGAGCAGGTGCTGGTGCTGGCGCTGGTTTGGGAGTAGATTCAGTCTTAGCTACTACTGTAGCCACTACTGCTGCGGCAACTACCGGAACAATTACGCTCTCAGCGGTAGATTCGGGTGCAAATGTAACTTTAGATTTTACCTTATCAATATCGTTTGCGCTATTCGGCAATACACTATCTGCCATTTCCTTTACACTATCTGGAAGTGGTAGCTCATCAATTACTGATTTAGGATCAGATACCATTGAACGTACCGATTTAAGTTTTCCAATAGGATCATCACCGATCGCATTCTTTAATGATTGTGGGATAGGTGCTCGGTTAATCACGTTCACTAGGAAATTATTGATTGTTTTGGTTGGCGTATTCATAAAAACCATAACTGCGCCTAAAATACCCACCATTCCTACGGCAAGACCACCGAGAATGGTGCCTGTATTACTGGAAGATGCAGCGGCCAGACCAGCTGCAGTTAAGTTCACTGAGGTAGTTGGGGTTGTAGATAACGTAGGATATGGCGTAAATTCAAACAGGGGAGACGTGCTGGCCGAGAATAAGGTAGGCGTCGCAGAGTACGAAATGAAAGCAAATAACGGTGACGTCGTAGTTGTTCCCGTTAGCGTTTCAGTTCCAGTGATACTGAAGTTCATTGTTCCAGTCCAAGAAATACTTGACGATTGAGTTGAGTTCGAAGTTCCAGTTTTGGTGGAAGTTCCACTTGGAGTCTGGGTTCCCGTCCCAGTTCCAGTTAACGTAGGTGTAATTGTGCTAATCGCAGTTCCGGTCAGAGTTCCAGTTCCAGTAGAAGTTGGGGTAAATGTACTATTTGCAGTTCCGGTCAGAGTTCCAGTTCCAGTCAGAGTTCCAGTTCCGGTTAGGGTAGGATAGACGGAAGAACTTACAGTTTGGCTTATGGAAGAAGAGTAAGAGATGGATGAGGAAGAACTAGTAGAAATACTTGAAGACCCTGAATTTGTCGACGAAATGCTTGGAGCACTTGAACTGGATATTGATATGCTATTAGTTGGGCTGCCTGAGAGAGTCAGACTGAGAGAAGGACTCAGACTTACGGCCGTGGACTTTGACGTCGACGTTGTAATGGAAGCGATAGATGATACTGTACTAGCTATACTTGCAGACGCACTTACCGAACCAGACGAAGAGGGAGTCTTGTTAGATGATGTCGAAGGAGATACAGACCGACTTACCGAAACTGAAGGTGACACGGTCTGGACTGCCGATGAGCTTGGAGTTCCCGAAGCAGGAATAGTAGCTACATCAAATCCAATAGAAGCCGGTGGAATGCATAACCACAACGGTGCAGTTGGATCATTGCATGGAAGTGCGTACACACCTAATTGAATCGAATTACCATCAGATGGATTCGTGCCACTCGCAAAAAATGAGAGAGAATAAGTGACATTTCCTGTGGCATTGAAAGCCTGGTAAATTCCGTCAAAAGTTCCTACGGCCCCATCATACCACTGACCAGTCGACCATGTTCCCGCTGCAGGAGGAGGTTGACCTGCTTGGTACCATACCTGGAAATAAGTAGGTACACTTGCGGAGTTACCGTTGACTACAACGTTTCCGCCGGTTTCTAAATTAGCATTCTGAAGAAGCTGCGTAGAAGAATACGGGAATGCTGAAGTTAAACTTGGGTTTGTGAATGTCCAGAATCCAGGATCTTGGCGAAAAGTAAATCCTACTAACCACGGTGCCGTTACCGACGTATTAAAATAGTAAGAATATTGTTGATTGACTCCAGTTGTAGGGTAAGAAATAGACCCAAGATAGCATGGAGGAAGGACACCCATGGCCGATGCCGGTGGATTAGAATCCCAACAGTAGGTGGCAGATGCCAACCCTACAAAAAAATTCAACAGATTCCAACGCATTTTGTATTTACACGACTTTAGATCTCAGTTTAACATTTAGAGATTATTTACCGAGTAGTAACAAAATGTCTGATGATACTACGGTAACTACGTCTGCACCAACTGAGACGACTTCGGCGGCGGTCGAACTTACCCCGACGGTTACGGTAACTCCCGCGGTAGTACCAGTAGTAGACTGTGCTGACACGAGTTCGCTCATGAAGTTTGCGCTAACTAAGTTTGCGGAGGTCGAGCTACAGACTGAGCTATCCCTTGACGACAAGATCAAGCAGGTTGCGGAGGCTCTAAAGGCGGAGATCCGTAAGGCAGATATCACGCCGGCCATTCGTATGGATGCCATTGATTGGTGTGATGATGCGCTTCCTCACGTGATTAAGGCGGTAGATTTCGTGAAGGCCGAAATCAATAAGGCTGTGCTCGCGGAAGCTTCGAAGGTTGAGGGTGTTGCACTAGCACAGGTTGAGAAGGTGAAGGAGGTCGCCCTAGCCGAGGTCAAGAAGTGCTGCCCAAGCTTTTTCGCAAAGAAAGTATAAATGGCAGGTTGCGCTATTATGAAGGGAGGCAGTGGTGGTCAGGATCAAATTTCGTACAATGCTAGCGATGCCTCTCCTTCTTTTGAGCGTGTTGCGGTAGGAGGTCGCACGATTCGCCGCCGCGGATACACGACCAAGCGCGGAGTTCACGTCCGTGCTTCCCGTGTTCGTGATATGGGAGCCCGTGGTAAGTGGGCAGAGAAGCACGGTCCAGGCATTGGTGCTCTAAAGGAAGGCAAGCTTGTGAAGGTAGGTTACATGGCCACCAAGAGCAAGACGGCTCGCCACGGTGCGCTAAAGAAGGCCGTCAAGCGGTATGGTGCTCTATCAACGTTCCGCAAGCTGAATGCCGCGTCGACCTACACCAAGCGCACCTCGAAGGGACGCTCCAAGACGTTCAAGGCCGACCGCAACTGGGTAAAGAAATCCTTTATGTAATATAAATGGATATCGTGAGCTCAATCCTTTCAGCTCTGCTGTTTATCGCGTTTGTCCCCGGTGTTCTGGTAACGCTGCCGTCCAAGACCGCGTCGCGCCGCACGATTATTCTAGTGCATGGCCTACTATTCGCGGTAGTCACGAGCCTAGTCATGCGCTACTACTGGGTCAATATCAAGGGTTACCTTGAGAAGTTCGGAAACTTTGGACCCGTATGCCCCAATGGATTTGTAGAGCAGGGAAATGAGTGTGTGGCCACCGGAGGCCCGACGTACAACCCCGGCGCTGGATCGGTTCCTACGCCCACGGAAACCTCTGCCTAAAGAGTAATGGAGACGTTTCGTGGAAAACGTCTAATAATACCAAAATCAAAAAACTGGGAAATCAATGACCTGACCGACAAGTATTCCTTAAAGCAAAGGTTGTCTTGTCGCTTTGGAGATAATCCCGTTCCACTCGATGTGTGGAAAGAGAATCCAGACCTAACTCTTCCCCAACTTCAAAAGAAAGTGAAGATGTGTACTCTGTACCCATATGAAGTTGGAATGCAGGTTCTGAAAATGTTCAAGCCTAAAAAGTGGCTAGATCCTACGGCTGGATGGGGAGACAGGTTACGGTGCGCAATAGATTACGGATGCGAATACTTGGGCGTAGATTCCAATTCCAGTATGCAGTCGGCATACAAGGCTATCATTAAAGATACTGGCGCAGATCCGTTGAAATACCGCGTAAAAGACGGAAAGTTCCAAAATGTCCGGATTTCGGGCAAGTACGATCTAGTTTTTACCAGTCCGCCATTTTATACGATTGAAAAGTACGATAAGATGGTAGGATGGGAATCGGTAGATGATTTCATGGACGAATTTATGGTTCCACTCTTCAAGAAGTCAGTAAAGCACCTTGAAGATGGAGGTCATATTGTTTTGTATATTGAAGATCGCCCTAGCTCGCCGTTCATTCAAATTATGAAAGATCACGTGAAAGATGCTCATCCTGAACTCAAGTACGAAGGCGCTTTTTACTATGAAGGGTACGGCAAGAGTCCCCGACCTTACTACGTTTGGAAATTAGAGTAGTAATATATAAATGTGGCACAAGAATCCACTGGTTATGACTGTTCTTGCAGGAGCTCTGCTTTGGGTTGTATTCAAGTACGTAGTCCCAATGATGGAGGGATTCGGTAATCCTGATACCAAGGTAAACCCGAAGTGCCCAGAAGGATACAAGCAGTGCCCTTCAGGAGACTGTATTTCAAGCTCTGATCCTCATCAGACTTGCCCGCGTGATACGGACGCTTACTAAAAACGGAAACATTTTTAAGTAATTCTGAAAATGTACTAAGACACCATGGATCACAGCTGGTTAAACAATATGATTCACGCCAAGACGGCTACCAAGATCTGCCGCGTGCAGTGCGGAAACCCGGAAGTTACAATTTACTGGGATACCATCCAAGATCGTCTGATCGTGGATGATAACCTAAATGTGCGAGGCGTGCCAAATGACATGGAGAACATGGACGAGATTGTCCGTTGGACGTTGAACATCCCCAACAAGAGTTGGCTCAACTTCAACCTGCGCGCCACAGTGATGGGCTCAGACGTCGAGATCAAGCCCGAGGCGTACATTCAGTACGACAAGCTGAAGAATATCGGCTACCTGGGCGACTACATCTACGGAGACGTGATGATCCTGCTGTAAAACGGAAACGTTTTTATTAAGAAATTGAGGAATACTAACTACATCCGCCATGTCTGTCCTCAAGCCGTCTTACAAGACTGCCCTGGGACCCATTGCGGAGTTCAACTGGGGCGATGAGTGCCTCGACGCCGAGCCTCTGAAGAAGGCGCTCGGTATTTCAACTGCTGACAACCGCACCAACAAGGATATGGTCGCCAGCTTCAACAACGGCAAGCTCTACTGGGGCATGCCCATCGCCAAGGAGGCGGTGACCAGCGAGGACTGCATGACAACCATGCACTACTGCTCGCACCAGATGGAGACGCTCGCCAAGACGCGCGGATCCACCAAGACTGCACAGGACAACATGCAGATCAAGGCGTGGACTATGATTCGTGCCAAGGCAGCCAAGCGCTACCTCGAGACCGACCGCTACCACTGCATGATGGAGCACATCGATGCACTCCAGTGGGAGATCGATGGTGCTACCGCTGTGGGCGACAAGCAGGAATGCTACCGACTGATCGCCAAGATCGAGCCGGCCCGCAAGGAGATCGCCCGCATTGAGAAGTGGGCACGCGACCTCGACAAGCTCGACTGAGTCTAATAAACGGTGTTTGACGGAAGCGTCAACACCTTTTTACCATCCAGGTTCCGGCTTGTGTTCCGCCTGGCGCTCAAGGTACCGAGTCTTAACATTTTTAGGCATGAAGTGTTTATTGAGAACCGCTTCGACAATAGCCGGATTAAACTGCTTGCACGAAAAGACATCGAGGTACATATCATTTGACTCCTCGACAAAATGGGCGGTGATATTTGACGTTTCAATAAGCTGAACAAGTGTGTATCCTTTCTTATTGCCTGTTCCAAACATTACGATCTGTGGCTTGCCATAAGCAACCATATCAATGCGCTTAACAAGAGTGTGGGTGAACTGTTCAATATTACGGGCACAACGGATGGAGCTAGGAACACAGTTGGCAGCATCTACGATGAGATGATACCCCCAGCGACTAATCATTGATATGCTCTTGAAGAAGAAAATAATGTGAAAGCCTTACTTACGATGACGACGAGTCTTGCGACCCTTCCCACCCTTGCGACCACGGCGCTTGCGTCCAGCCGTCTTACGAGGAGCCATAGGCGTAAATGCGGTCTTAGGTATATCAGGTACTGGTAGTGCACGAGAGCTGGACTGGAGATTCAGAGGCTTCAACGGATCGCGAACTGCAATCGTCGGCCGCATAGATGTTAGTAACTTCCGGGGTGCAGCCTGCATTTGAATTTTATCGCAGACAAAAGTATACAACATGTGGTGGATGTCTCTCTACGCAGCTGCGCTTTTCTTTGTACTGACGCCCGGTGTAGTGCTGTCTCTACCCCCAGGCGGATCACGCACGACGGTCGCCCTGACGCACGCTGTAGTGTTCGGCGTTGTATGGACTCTGACGCACAAGCTAGTGTGGAAGGCTCTCCATTAGACACTCCGTATAAACTCCCATTTCAAATAATCACAAATCTTCTGCCAAATGAAATCGTGAGCAATTAGACGGTCGCGAGATTTCAACAGCGGAAAATAAACCTTATACTCATCTAACTCTAGGAGTTCAAAGAACTTATAGAGAATGTATGAATATGACAAAAAATTGGTTCGGTCATCGGGACAATAAATCAAAAAAGGCGCTTGGATTTCCTGGAACATTGCCCGGATTTTTTCCTCTATTTCCGGAGTAATCGTTGGAGGAGGGTTGCCATTAAGGCGTGAAATGATATGCGTTGCGTGTTCATAGTACTTTGATCTATTCAGCTTTTTTAAGATTTCACGCATATCTTTCTCGGTCAATTCCGCCACGTTCTGAATACGTCGCTTCTTGATTTCCAAGACAACTTCGTTCATGACTTCGTTCGGAATTATGGTAGATTCCTTTGCCTGAAACTGGTTCAAAATCTCGTTCAGGTGATTGATCTTCTTGTAAGCGTAATTATTACGCTCCTTGGGAGGATCGCGGAAACTTGGTTGATCAGATACCACAAGCATATACTCTTCCGATCCGCAGGTAGGGCAGACCAGGATACCTTCATCAGACGATTCTTCGCGAGCGATATTACACTTCTCGCAATGTTCAGTCACAGCCTTACGTACTTCTGCCGGTTCGCCAGTATTCAGTTTCATACGTGTCGCAAACTCATCGAATAACTTCTTTTTGGATGGAGCCACTGTTTCGGAAACCGTTTGGGTCAGATATTTCACGAACGTGTTCTGATCAGCCGGAACACTCGTGTGTTGAATCTTTTCGCCGGATCCGTAGTATTTCAGCATAATATCGGCATTCTTCAGGTAGTAATCGGTTAAGGGATTAATCTGATCTAATCTATCCGTTAAATCTCGGATTTCCTCGCGAAGCTTAGAAGATTTCAGAATATCTGATAAAATAACAGACTTTTCTAGAACGGCAAGTTCTTTCTCCATCTGCTTCAAATGAAGTCTCAAATCGTCTCCATTCGTCGTTTCATCGCGTATTCCAGTCACTATAGACTGGTGAACTGAATCCAGGGTACCAGAAACAACGTCGGTCTTTTTGGACGTTGTGTCTCGCTGTCGCTTTATACGAAAGATGTTGTCCATTATGCCATTCAAATTACTTTGCCTTAAATTCATTCATTTGCGAAGAAGGATAATTGCGCACAGCGCGATTCCAGCAATGATGGTGGGAACGAGCGTATCGTTCGAAAAACTCTCGGTACTTGGGGTCTGTGGACACTTTGAAGGATCAACAACCTTACATAATGACGGATCAAAATCGGGAGAAAGATCTGGAGATAAGAACTGGAATGCTCCTCCAGACGTTACTGGACACTGATAACACTTGCAAGGAGGAGATGAGGCAGACATGAGAGAATTCATTAGGTACAGAGGATTCAATCCTTCAATATCTCCAATGACTCCGGGAATCAATCCGGAACTCAGGTTGTTAATGTAGTTGTATCGAGACTGCAAGGATCCGTTAGGTGCAGTACACGTCCCGCCAGTATTCACGTAATACTGATTACCCAAAGGAGTCCCAGACGTCATGGTGCCGACATACGTACCTACCGCTCCTAAATTTGTTCCCATCTGATTGAAAGAGCCGTCTGACCCTACACCAAGACTTCCGGTCGTAGGAATGTTATCAGCATAACTGTACGCTGGACCCATTAAATTGGTTTCGACATTGCTCGCACCATTGGAAATATCACTCCACAGCGAGTTCGCGCCGAGATCCGCCATTGTGTTCTAATTGTGATTTTACTTGGCGCTTATATTCAGGATTCGTCAGGGCACATGGACGTTGTTTCAGAATAGCCGTGGTCATGATATCTACAGGATACCCGAACTTCTTACACACAAACATCAGAGCCAAAAATCCGGAGCGGTTAATTCCACACTGACAGTGAACGTAAATATTGCGTGATTCGGGACTACGTAAAAAGGTATTCATTGTCTGTTCAAATTTTGGATACCATTTCAGAATGTTTTCATCTTTACTGTCGAGAGCTTCAATACACGCATAATTGTCCGGATACTTTGTTCTGAACCATGTAGGGCTATCTTTATCAAACGCACAGTTTACGACATGAGTTATATTGTGGGCCCGGACGAAACCTGGATTCAAGTACATTCCGGGACCAAAGAGTATATTTGTATGAATCCTAGCAGGTGGATCTATTTGCCAACCCCGACTCATTGTTCCTATACCTCTCGAACATTTTAAACGAAAAACGAATACGGTTTGAGTAACTTTAAGAACGTTACAAAATGCAGTACTCTCAGGTGTTTCAGAACACCCACCTCCACTATGCGACGATAACCAAGCATGGCAAGGAGATTGCCAGTTCCCGTAATAGGGTTGGCTCCCGGTCTCGTGGGTGCGGATACTCAAACCAAACGATACATGCAGAACGCGCAGTTGTGAAAAGTCTAGGTGACGTGTCACAACTTCGTGGTTGTACTCTGACGGTAGTGCGAATTAATAAACAGAGTGAGATCATGTACTCTAAACCTTGCGCCTCATGCGTCAAGTTTCTGGAGAAGTGTATTAAGAAGTACGGGCTACTCAAGGTTCTCTATGCTGGTTCAAATCAGGGAGGCACCAAGTGTGCCCACAACGTAAGCGATGGCGACAGCGACTCCGGCAAGGATAGCTGCTCCCATGTATGACGGGACACCGCCAGACGTGTACGTATTAGGAATATACTGAAGAATCAAAGAACGGGGAGTAGATAAAGAAATTATCATCGCCGCCAAAAAGAAGCCGAAATAGGTAACCAGATTTTTAACTGCATACCGTACTGAAGCAAACATATGGGAGTTGCTATGGAGGGTGGCAGCTGGCTTATGGGGCTGGGCATCCGAGAACCCGTTAGTTACAAATGGATCAGTGCCTCCGGTGACGATGGGGGAAAAAGTCGTGGACTGGGGGAGTGATGGATTCTGAACAGGTCCGGCTCCGAGCAGATCACTCAAATCAGTTGCGCCTTCCATTTATTTAAAAGAAGGTAATTCGCATTCAGCATCTTCCGCGACGTACTTAATACACTTATCGCCATGACGGACTACACGACCCTCAATGTCTCCAGCGGGAACTGAGAGAGCCTGGCGAACAGGGATAGGACGATGGAACAGCATGATCGTGACCCCTAAGCCAATTAAGAAAGACAGGAACGGAACGGCCTTTTCGTTACGGAATATCCCAATGATCTTGCTGATCATTCTATTATTACTGTGACGCGACTAAATTGAGGGACGTTTGCTTGCCGTCGCACGGCACCGATACGGCCTTGAACTTTACGCAGCCTGTAGCGGTATGGAACGGATGCTTCGAGTCAGGAGTGGGTACACCCTTTTCGTCGCGAGGAGGAGGCGAGAAGACTGCGACAATTAACATACCGACTAGCGTACCTACGAAAACCCAGAGAAGGGATATCATTATTCTTATCCTAGTTTATTGTAAAATGGCAGACACTGGATCTACTGGAATGACTGGCGTAACTGGCGTAACTGGCGTAACTGGCGTAACTGGCGTAACTGGAATGACTGGAGCTACTGGAGCTACTGGCGTAACTGGAATGACTGGAGTCACTGGAGTCACTGGAGTCACGGGAGATGCGGGCGTAACTGGGGTTACTTACCTGATGACGTTAGATGATCTGATTCAGTATCACGACACAACGAAGGAGTCTGAAGCGACGGACAAAGCCGCTATGGATTTCATTATTCATCCCAGCACGTCTGGAATTCAGCAGAACCTCATTCAATGGGCCTCGGCTGGATTTCCGGTAGATTACCAGGTTTTATCAGTTGCTCTAATTCATCCATCACCATGCTCTGATGGTAAAGTACGAGATATGCAAGAGTATATCTTTTACCTCACCGGAACATATATTGCACCCCTTACTATCGCGTTCCAGTCAAAGTTTTTAGGTATTGAATTTTCGTACACCATTACTGGAAATATCATAAACTTACACGCTTGCAAGGCTTGAAGTTACTACAATAACCTTTCCACAATAATAGACCCTGATCCGCCACTAGCATCGGATGCTGTGCCTCTTATACACGTTGCACGATAAGCGAACGAATTAGTTTGGTCTTGAATATTAATAATCGCACTATCCCCACCTGAACTCATATTATTTGATGAAAAAAAGTTCGTCCACGTACTACTACTTAGAGTAGTGCCACCATTTGAAAATGCAAGTGCAGTAGATCCCAATGAATTTATACTAGCAGTTCCTGACCAATTTATAGTTGGAGTTGCTGAATTACCTCTTACTTGTGGCCAAACGGATCCAGGAGTTGGATTAAATCGAAACTGCAGATTATTGGCAGTGACTATTGTTCCTGATGTTGCGCCGAACGCAGACTGAGTCGTGAAATTATTACTGTAACTCACCACTCCACTAGAACTGTTGTATGTCAAATTATTTGTTGAGCCTATAGGACCTGTTATACCGGTAATACCTAGACCTTTAGTTGCCGAGATGAGTAAGTTATTACTAACACTGTCGATAGCAATAGATCCTAATGGGGTTAACACTGTAGCTGCTGTTTGAAGTGTGGGAACTAAGAGAATAAACACTCCCGACCCACCATTACCACCGTTCGGAAGCCCGCCGCCGCCGCCTGATCCAGAGTTCACTGTTGCCGATAATCCAGTCGCACTTGAAGTTCCATTACCAGCTCCACCACCGCCGCCAACGCCGCCAGGATATGTATTAGGATACGCTCCACCACCTCCACCTCCGCCATATGCCGATCCAGTCGCATAGTAAGTAAGCGCCGATCCACCAGCTCCACCACCACCTCCAGTTTGATTTTGACCCGGTCCAGCAATACCACCGCCGCCACCTCCCAAATAATAACTTGGTGTATTTCCACCACCACCACCAACGTATCCTTGACCACCTGTTACACCACCACCAGCTTGTGTTCCATTACCGTTTCCACCACCGCCACATCCGCCCATCGCACCAGGAGTACCTACACCGCTATACACGCTACCGCCGCCACCACCTCCGTACGCCGTGATTGTGGTTATTCCGGTTCCAGAAAATACAGTACTTCCACCGTTACTAGCAGACGAAGGGCCCTGTGCAACTTGTCCTGGTCCACTAGCACCCACTGTTACGGCGTATGTTCCAGACGGTATTGTTAGGTATCCTGAATTGTACTGCCCGGAAAGAACAGTTCCAGATAATCTAGGATCGTTCGTTTGTAATCCACCAGCACCACCACCACCAGCTACATTATAGCCAGCACCTCCTCCACCGCCTAAGGCAAAATAAGCTACACCCGTAATTCCATTATTCACAGTTATTGTTGAGCTCGCAGTAATCACGTAGTATGTATAGGTTCCAGTCGTTCCACTAGAACCTGGTGGGGTAGAAAATGTTATATTCGGTGCTCCAACAACATTGAATGAGAATCCATCAGTTCCTAAGTTCGCGATATTGTTATAATTCATATCAATATTTCCATTAAACTTGGTTATTCCAGTTGAAGGAGTGTAGATTGTAGAACTTCCAGTAATACCCACTCCCGAACCGCCGTAAAACATCATGGCTCCCGTAGTTCCGGCGTACGAGAGTCCAGGTCCTGTTGGGCCTGTGTATCCCGTAGCTCCTGTGACTCCAGTGTAACCTGTGTATCCAGTATAACCAGTAGCACCAGTCCAACCGGTCCAACCAGTCCAACCTGTAGCTCCAGTCCAACCGGTAGCTCCAGTCCATCCGGTAGCACCTGTCCAACCAGTCCAGCCCGTAGCTCCGGTGACTCCAGTATAGCCTGTGTAACCAGTGTAACCTGTAGCACCTGTCCAGCCAGTCCAGCCTGTAGCTCCTGTCCAACCAGTCCAACCAGTGGCTCCTGTCCAACCAGTCCATCCGGTAGCTCCAGTCCAACCAGTCCAACCGGTAGCTCCAGTCCAACCAGTCCAACCTGTAGCACCTGTCACTCCAGTATATCCTGTTGCGCCTGTAGCTCCAGTCCAGCCAGTCCACCCAGTCGCTCCTGTGACACCAGTGTATCCGGTATATCCTGTAGAACCCGTGGCTCCAGTCCAGCCAGTCCACCCAGTCGCTCCTGTCCAACCAGTCCAGCCCGTAGCTCCTGTGACTCCAGTATAGCCTGTGACTCCAGTGTATCCAGTGTAACCCGTGTAACCAGTAGCTCCGGTAGCTCCAGTCCAGCCAGTCCAGCCCGTAGCTCCGGTGACGCCAGTGTATCCAGTGTAACCTGTGTAACCAGTAGCTCCCGTCCAACCAGTCCAGCCCGTAGCTCCAGTCCAGCCAGTCCAGCCCGTAGCTCCGGTGACTCCAGTATAGCCTGTGTAACCAGTGTAACCTGTAGCACCTGTCCAGCCAGTCCAGCCTGTAGCTCCTGTCCAACC